TGAAGGTTGGAAGCCGCTGTACTACCATTATACGAAACCGGCATGTTCCAGGGGAAGCTCATGCTTCTCATATACCTGCTCGCCTTGACGAGACCCCTTGGATTACTATGACTATAGAAGCTTGAATCAGAGGCTAACTATAGTCTGACGTGGCGGATACCTGAGTCGAACAGGTGATTTCAAGCTCATGACGCTTGCGAGATACCACTTCTCCAATCCGCTAGTACCGAGTGATGGTAACGATCCATCTTCTATGCCTTATGAGAGCATCGTTCTACCTTTGAACTAACCCGGCTTGCTCCTAACAGCTTAGCAGAGCTGTTAGGGCTTGTCAACTACTTGGCTTTATAGAATCCACTATTAGGATCTGAAATATGAGATTTGTGAATCCACTTACCGCTTGCAATTCTTACAAGTTTATTAATTGGTGTGGGCTTATGTCCACATGCTGCACAGTTAGCAGGTGCCTTCTTATCCATCTTCATGCGAAGAGTCTACACTCTCTGAACTGATAGTGTCAACTACTACCTTCACTTTAGTATCAAAGTGAGCTTGGCCTGGCTTCCAGTGTACACCAATAGCCTCAGCCTGCATAGAGTAGTAAGGTCCACAGTAATTAGACAGACTCTCGCTTGAGTCGCTTTCTGTCATACTTCTTCCTGTTCTTGTGCTTAGAAGATGCGTTAGAGCGGCGAAGTTCTAGGAGCTGACGTAGTTCCTCAGCATCCATCTTGCGCTTATAAGTTTGCATGTCAGCTCCCTTCATGACTTCAATCTATCAGAGTAGATCGAGGGTGTCAAGCGTCGTAGTAGTTATCGTTTTTGATATTGACATCGACTACAGAGATCAACTCCTGAGCGCGAACCTTAAAGCCCTCCAACTCTGATTTCTTATACAGGCTGGCATTTTCAGTAATATCTTTAATAACAAATAGTAGCTCACTCATTAATTGAGCTACATAAGGTGTTGTAGGTTCACTCATCATCCTGCCATTCTACTACGGTCTTGCCGCCATGACCGTGAATAATAATTACATCTTCGATACTCTTATAGAAACAAACAGAACTGGTAGATGTCATCCATCTCATAGCACAAGAACCATCAGTAAACTGAACACCTTCAGTTACTATACCTACTCCTGAGATTCCTGTCTCATCATCTAATCTACGGAGGTTGAATCTACGCACGGTTCCTCTTCTTTCTTAGTATATTTATTAAATAAATCCTGAAGCTCTTCATAAAGCTTTTGAACTTTATCCTTATCTTCATCAGATAAGTTATCCCAGTCTAGTACACTATCATCATTAGGCATTTCTTGCCCTCATTACTACAATAAGCCATTCATCAGGATTATCCTGCTGCAAAAATTCTAATTCCTCTACTGATAGATCCCTAGCTTCGAAATCATAGTTAGCAGCTTCAGCCATACGCATAACCATCTCAGTACAATCTGATGTAATAACTGCCTTAACTACTGCTACATCATCACTGAGGCAGGCCCAAATTTCACCACAAGCAAATCCTCTTGCAAATTCTGGGTCCTCAGAGTCAAACACCAGGAGGAATTCCTCAGAATCCATATTCTTTTTGATTCCTCTATTATCCTGGGATCTCATCAGATTCCGCCAATCTAATACCGTAATCCATATTCTTCTTAACAACCATCCAGTACATCTTATATGTTACGCCTTCAGAAAGTTCTGAGACCTTAATCAATTCTACCAGTTCTGTAAGAAACATCGGATAGTATAGACCGGTATCTACGTCTTTAAACTTAATGGTACTAGGGCTAATCCAGCCATCCAGTTTTAACTTAGCGAGAAATGGAGTATTATCTTTCCATTCATGAGGTACTGCCCAGCGATGAACAGACTTCATCAAATCGCCAGCTTCATTGTAGGGAACTTTAAAATTACCTTTTGGCATTCTATTTAACCTCTTGATGACATAATGGGCACTGCCCTGCATTAGTTAATAGTTTGTGTAGTTCGGTTTCAATATCTGATACAGTATGATCCAAAGTATCTATTTGCTCAATCAACTCCTGGATCTTCTTTGTAGCCAGGATAGCAGACTTCAAAGCAGCTTTAAAAGCCCTGAGTTGATCCTGCACCCTTACTAGCTCAGACATACTAGGAGGCTCTGGAATTATTCTAACCTTGCTGAGAGCATCTGAGGCGCGCTGCGCCCTATCTACAGAGTTAGCCAGGTTCAATTGCCAAGCACTGATATCTGAAAGTTCTTCCCAGATATCCTCTACCTCAGTCATAGCGCTAGCTTGAGCTTTAATATCTGCATATTCTACAATCTGCTTCATTACTGCTTCCTGATCCTTCTTACGCAGGTTCAGTAATGTAGATGCTGCCTTTGCTTTCTTGCTAGCTTTACTAACTGCTGCAAAGATAGTAGAGACATTTGTTAATTCCCCTAGAATCCTTGCAGCATTGCTAGATGTTTCAGTCAATAGATAAGGTGCATCATGTTGACTAGCGAAACTTATCGACTTTACTTCTTTGGTGCTCGGCGGGATGCCAAGAACTTCTGTAACTTGGGAAGGTACTTGACGATTAAGCTTAGTAAAGCTGGATTCTTTGCTGCCAGTTTCAGTAATCTTGTAAACACTAGATCCTCCTACGCTTCTTTCAATAGTTATTGTAGCGGTATCCGTAGTAACTGCTACAGATGCATGTTTAGTTCCTTGCATTATATTATCGGAGTTCAATGAATTACTAGCTATGGCCTCGATAGCTCTGATTAGAGCTGACTTTCCACTACTAGATGCACCGACAATTACAGTAAACTTCCCTAGTTCAATTTCTACATCTTGTAGACTCTGGAAATTCTTACATGATATAGAGTGAATCATCTAACTTCCTCGTTACACGCTAAACATATTACAGGTGCGTTTTCTTTTAGCATATTCTGCTTAGTAGCGCTTCCATGATTCTTACATTTACGCTTCTTTTCTTTTTTAGCCACAGATACCTCCATACGCTAAGAGCCACCGAACCTTGTTCAGGCTGGTGGCTCTAGTATAGCATCATTTTGCTATGATGTAACCCTTGCCCTCGCAAGGCCCACAATCTACAGCAACAAATTTATCAGAAGACTTAATAAACTTAACATCTTTAAGTTTAGCCCTCGGAACTAAAATCTTTCCATCTTTACACGCTAAGCACGTAACTCTGGAACCCTTTAAAGGTTTAGGATACTTACTACTCATTTAATTCCTCAGACTATGAAGTATCGTCTACCCTTACAGCCCTTGCAAGTATCTTTAACTGCAAGTTCACCTGTCTTCTTGTTAGCAGGTCTGACAAGTACAATACCCTTACCTTTACAGCCAGCACAGGTGATTTTATCACCCTTTTTAACTGTAGGGTATTTATCTTTCTTGATTCGTTGAACTGCATTTGCAGTGTTTACGCCTGGGCGCTTGACCCTAGCAATAATATCATAGCAATCTTTGCATCGTAGATTATCTTGCGCATCTACAAACATGTTAATGCCGTGCCTCTTACACTCCATTGTTTTTAGGCTTCCCCTTAAAGTGATTTGGAGTTAAGGCTCTACCACAATAATAGCATCGAGTAATACCTTTAGTAATAATTATTCTATCTCCGTGCTGTTCGCACTTTTTAGCCATGTGCCCCAGGAGGGATTCGAACCCCCAACCTGACGGGTAGAAACCGCCTGCTCTATCCATTGAGCTACTAGGGCATTGTGCGACCCACGGAATCGAACCGTCTCTCTCCCTTTCGCAGGAGCGCTTTCCCTTGTAAGCTAAAGCCACGAATCTAACAGGGTGCCAGCCCTGCTTTTACCATTACAGCTCCCAGAACTTACGACTCTTGGCCGTCCTGAACTGAATAACATATGCTGGCACACATGCTTTTGAATACTGTACCCCCAGGTTCCGTTTCCTCAATGGAAAGTCACCCGAGCATAACCAACGGTGATCCATGTAGGATTTGAACCTACGCACTTCGGATTAAAAGTCCGCTGCTCTATACCAGACTGAGCTAATGGATCATTAAATGAAATTGTTGGGAAAGGATATGCCCTTTATTCCAAGGGAATGTCTATGCCCATACAATTTCAAGTGGTTCATCTCGGATTCGAACCGAGGATCTTCGGATTAAGAGGCCGCTGCTTTAGCCAGACTAAGCTAATGAACCATTTTTAAGATGTGGATCGAGTGGGATTCGAACCCACGACCAATGGATTAAGAGTCCACTGCTCTATACCGCTGAGCTACCGATCCATAATTGCCTTTCAAGTACCCGGTGACAGAATCGAACTGCCGTCTGCACGGTGTAAACGTGCGGCCCTCCCATTAGACGAACCGGGCTTGGTGCCGTGGAAATTTTCAGATCAGCAAGAGCTTAAGTTAACTGACCCTATATTCTAGACCGCATTATCGTTACCCACAGCTATAACAATCTAGAAGCTTAGCATAAATCGTAACACGGACTCCCACCGCTAGTCTAGCACACTTTCCCAGATCCAAGATTTATGTATGTTAGAGTACATCAGCACATTAGCATTTAATTAGCGCCCACATGGACAAGTAACTTACTGTGTACTCTAAATCTGTAAGAGTAAAGTGAAAGGAATTGAACCTTTCCAGCGGGTGCCCCCAATTTGGCTTAGCCTTAGTACCATACCTAAGCAGGAATCGAACCTGTTACTGCCATTTACTTCACTCTTTACGTGGAACCGGACGGATTCGAACCGTCATCCTCCTGATTGCAAAACAGGCGCTCTACCGTTGGAGCTACGATCCCATAATGTAAGTGGGCCGTCACCGCCAGGTGTCTGAGCTGTGTACTCAGGAACATCACTTACATCTACTACCTTACACCATGTCTTACAGGCTGTCAAGTACTTATTTAGTCCTCATCAGCCATGTTGTCATCCCAGCACTTACTGTCAACACCCGTAATCAGAAGTTCACGAGTATCAGGGGATAGCCCTGGAAAGGCAACCTGCACAAACTCACCTGATTTCCACTTGTTAAAGCCATCCTCAGGCAGGTCGATCTTCTTCGACTTACCACAGAACATGCACTTCTTAGTGGTGTAGCTTACTGTTTTGGTCATGTAAGTAGCTTATCCTACTCTGTCAGATTCGTCAAGTACTACAGGAGAGTACAGAAACCATCTTTACTCTTGTGACCAGGACAACCTTGTGCCTTGCATCGATACTTGCCCTTGCGGTGTGCTCCACCCTTGGGCTCTTCCCTCTTATCTTTTGCCATGAGATGAGCTTACTCTACTGTGGAGTCCTCGTCAAGCCTTCTTAGCTCTAGCTTCTTTACGCTTAGCATCCTTCTCTTCAAGCAGCTTCTTTTTCCTGAGATTAGTTAACTCTAGAACAAGTCTTTCCTGAGCTGATACTCTACTGCGTAAATGCTCAGGACCCGTCTTAAAGGTCTTTAATGCGTCTTTAGCTACATCTAAGTTTTCAGCAAGTTCATTTGCTTTCATACTGTAGAATTTTCTAGGCAACATCAATTACTCCAATTTATGTCATGCATCCTAGCAGTCTACTCTGGCATTGGCTACTCGTCAACAGGGTACACATCATAAATTTTGAAGTTCTCATGAACCTTGCTAGCTGTGGGTCCGCTCTGGTTTTGATAATGAGATCCAGCAAATCTAGAACCATAAAGAATAGTAGATGGCTGAGGTAGCTTGAAAAAGCATAGCTGAGCAATCTTCATTCCAGGATATAATAGAATAGGCGTAGTTCCATTATTAGATAATTCTAAGGTAACAGTTCCCTCAAATCCTGGGTCAATAAACCCAGCAGTTGAATGAATCTGTAAACCTAGTCTACCTAAACTTGACTTACCTTCACACCTTGCAGTTATATTAGCACCTAAAGCAATAGCCTCGTGGGTTGATGCAAGAATAAAGCTATCAGGCTTTATCTCAATAGCTGAACCCTTGGGTACGGTAACAGCTTGGAAATGATTAGAGCTATCTACTTTAGGATCTATTACATCATTAAAGGCTAGGTAATCAGGGTGAGTACGCCTCTGTACTAGAAATTCGCAGCTCAACGTTACATCATAACTAGATGGCTGCATTAATTCAGGGTGGAATGGCTCTATGACAATATTGTCAAATCGCTTCTCTTCAAGTATATCTCTATTAGATAATAGCACTCATGTCTCCCCATGAAAATAGAGACCTCATCGACAGGCACCATAAAAGGTCTCGGCTAAATACAGCACCTTAGAGCTTGGTCTCTATTTTCTATTTAGTATGGCCTGCTTGAATCATAAGTGTAGCAATATCTTGACCATCTGGCAAGGTTACTGACGCTAATGTTCTTCCCATAGTAAATCCATATGACACAAGAGAAACAATTGTCCCTTGAGGAATTATCGCCCTCAAGTATGAAGTGGCTAATTTAGAGCGGGCTTTATCCTTAGTCTCGGGAGCGTCATACCAGCCGCCATCAGGTAATGTAATTCTGATAGAGCAGTGACCTGGCTCACCTTCATCTATAGGATATATTCTAACCCCCCAGCCTAAATCTAAATATTCCATAGTGAATGTATCACCATCATGAACAGATTTTACTGGGCCTACCGCTACACGAACTCGTGTCTTACGTATTTCTGACATAAAAATACTCCCATCTATGTGATAGGAGTATTATCGGATTACTTCATAAAAACATTAACTAGGCTGCAAGACCTACACTTAGTAACATAACTTTTAGTACGCTCTTCAGTAATTTTAAACTTACCTACTGAGCTGCATCGAGGCAATCGACATTGCCAATTAGTCATATCAACTTTAACCATGAGCACTATGCCGGAATCGAACCGGAAATGTATAAACTCGTTTTGCAGACGAGCAGCAGATCCATCTACTACCATAGCGCATGATAGTTTGCTGGGAAGTATCATGCCCTTTATTTCAAGGGGACTCCTATGCCCATACAAACTAAGAGCCGTCAGCGCGGCTCGAACGCGCTACTCATCGCATACCAAGCGAGGGCTTTAACCTGATTAAGCTACAACGGCTTGTTGCAAAGATTATGGTCTCTGTCCTTTGGCAGCTCTGTCAGAGACTTGCTGGGTATCACTATGAGCACACATAAGCACTTCCGCCCAGCGACATTAACCGGTGTGCATAATCTATTGCGAGCGGATAGCCGGGTTCGAACCGGCGAGAAATGATTGGAAATCACTTATGTTACCACTACATCATATCCGCATTGAGAGGTTTGCTTCATCCAGACGAAGGGCGTCATCTCAGCCTTTTACCGTACTCTCACTGAACTTCCGGAGCGACATAGGAGAATCGAACTCCTGTATACTGCATGGCAAGCAGTCGCACTACCATTGTGCTAATATCGCATTACACTGTGCCCATATTTACCTTGCCTTTATTACACTTGGCAGGGCACTTAACTTCTTTCCAAACCCCAGGCTTAACTTCTTTTTGAATTACACCATTACCATGACAAGTTTGACACATTATCCATTTAGCCATGCGCTCCCGAGGGGAAGTCGAACCCCCACCTGTTGATTGACAATCAACTATGCTAACCTTTACACCACGAAAGCTTGGAGCTGAAGGCAAGAGATTACCGTCAAATCTCTTGATGAACGGACCTTCAACGTATCCACAGAGGGATTTGAACCCCCGACCTCTTCGTTCGTAGCGAAGCGCTCTATCCACTGAGCTATGCGGACTTGATGTAAGCAAGCATCTGGTCTACCAGGCTGTTACCTGCTTACATGTACTACTTTACCTTATCGGTAAGCTTCTGTCAAGTGGCTTATTAGCGAGATCGAGTAACCCCTGCCACTATATGCAGAATACGGGTCCTCAGCGCACCTCGTTCCTCACAAGGTCGCCACACCTTGCTTCACTACCTCGCTAACAACTACTACCTTACATCAACTCTACCAGAGTGTCAAGCCTAGGAAACTGCTGCCCACCTTGCGATGGAATCTCCTGTTTGTGTACCAATAGTACCAGGTGCACTAGCTAATGTGGTAACTCCTGTATCTGCTGTGGCATACCTGAAGTTAGGAGCTGATAGCCCTGCATTCAGGATAGCAGATGATGAGCTTAGCGCACGAGAGAAGGTTGGTCCAGTAGTTCCATTGAACCAGAATCTAATCTTATACCAGTTACCAGGAGTAGTTACCTGAGCAGCTACAAGAGGATGAGTCTTAAGTCCACCTGTCAGCCATCCGTTAGTACCTGATCCTGATAAATCTGATGTAACAGCGCTAGCTGCAAGCAATACTCCTGAATCATCATGAAGCGTAGCAAAGCACTGACCTGATGTCAATGTAGCACCAGGAGTAGTAATATGGAAATGCAAGTTAGTTACTAATGCACTCATGATACGTAAACGAATGACATAAGTAAGACCTGAAGTAACTACTAAACCATTACCCTGAACCATAGCAGGATCAAATGTCCATCCGCCATAATTATGGTCTGATGCTCTTACGTTAGCAGCATTAGCTACGGCCTGTAAAGCACTAATAGGCTTAGCTGAATCTGCTGTGTTATCAACGTTAGCTAACCCTACCATAGATTTGGTAATACCTGCAACTGTTCCTGTAAATGTAGGGCTCGCAAGATTAGCCTTCAGATCCAGGGCTGTCTGCTGCGCAGTAGATACAGGCTTTGCAGTATCAGCGGTATTATCCACATTAGCTAAGCCAACCATAGATTTAGTAATACCGCCTACAGTACCAGTAAATGTAGGTGATGCAATATTGGCTTTTAGGTTTAGTGCTGTTTGCTGAGCTGTACTTACTGGCTTAGCTGTATCTGCTGTATTATCAACATTAGATAGGCCAATAGCTGTTTTATCAACAGTCACCCAAGTACCAGGAGTACCAGCTACAGAACACCTCCACAAGCGCCCCAGAGTGTCCAGGACGAGATCATTTAATGTCCAGGTACCTGAGGCAGGTGAGGTGTTGGTTGCTGTGTAGCCACAGAAACGTAGGTTACCTAAACCATTCTTTGCACCAATTCTAGCCTCACCAGATCCAGCATCAATTACCTGCTCTTCACCATATGCTGATGCACTGAAAGATGTCTTACCTACAAAGGTAGTTCCATCATTTCTCCAACGCTGAATATTAGTTTGTGTTCCTGAGAATCCAGGGCCAGCGAAAGACCCAACAATGATGTCACCATTCATTTTATCAAAATCAACGGCACCACCTGATGAACGCATACGGATACCAGAGCTATTATCACCCTTGCGGACAGTAATAGTAGAATCTACAATCTCGCCACCAGCTTTATCTAGCTTAAGAGCTAAACCACTAGTTAATGCACTTGTAGTTGCTAGGTTAGCAATATCAGCAGCTACTAAATAACTTCCTGCTGGCTGCAATCCATTAAGTGCTACCTGCAAACCTGTAACATCAGAGATCGCATGGTTATGGGATACAGGAGCGTACACTCCCGCATGGTTATGGTTAATAGGTGCATACAATGTATCGTGGTTATGACCTAGTGGTGAATAAGTAGCGTCATGGTTATGGTTAACTACTGCATAAACTCCATTATGGTTATGAATTAGCGGAGCATAAACAGCATCATAATTATGAGTATGGTCACCAGCAGCTACCTGATTAGATCCTACACCTATAGGAAGTCGAGCTATTGCGATAGTACCAGATACAATAGCTGATGCTGCATGAGTATGGCTAATCGGAGCATAGTTAACTAATTCTCCAACTAAAGCATCAGCGACAGCATCCTCTACAACTGCACCAACAGATGCCTCTACGATCTCGGTAACATCATCCTCAGTAACAAAACCCATATGAGTGTGAGAATAAGCTGCATAAAGCCCTGACCCGCCTGAGGTTACTGGTAGTAGATCATTCATAAAGACCTCTCCACCAGGAGCGTTATATGGAATTACAGTCTGAAATACAGAGTAATCTCCACTAACCTTAGTCACTACAGTATAGCGCCATCCTACAGGAGTCCAGTCAGGGTCATTAGATGCTGGTAACTCTAATTCGAAGCTACCGTTTTCATCTAGAATAGCTGTCTTTGAACTAGGTACTACGGAAAATTCATCCTCTGAATAAAGCACGTATACCTTAGAAGTAAATGTGATAGAACCTGTCTCTGGCGTACCATCTAATTTCAGGTAGGTACCCTTGACAGTAATTATAGTTGGCAGCGCCATGAAAGATACCTCACAATAAAAAGAGCGAACCGATACGTCTATTACAATATCGGTTCGCTCTTTTTATTTAGTTCTTAAAGATATGGCTTTCACTATGGTCTCTAGCTACTTCATGTATTTCATGATCATGGCTATGCCACTCTACTAGATATTCTATAGATTTAGAATTAGCTGAACTTGTCTTCATATAATGAGGTTTAGCAATCAAATGCTGTCTAAATTTAGCAAGCTCTTGTTCTGTCATTATGCTTTCCTCTTATAAACATCTGACCAGTCAGGAACCTTTGGTGCGAACATCAAGGGCATTCTAGCCTGATCAGGAGTTCTGTCAGCCTTTTTGTTATTACATGGAGAACATGCAGCAATAGTATTCTTCCAACTATTACCTCCACCTTGAGCCTTAGGCTTTACATGGTCGATAGTAGTTGCCTTACCTGCACAGAATGCACAGGTGTAGTTATCTCTTTTTAGAACACCATTCTTACTCCATTTAGGTTGCCTTTGATACCTCCACTGCATCTTTTGGTATCTGACCAACCTAACTGCGACAGGGCGAAAAAAGTTACCGATCAACTCTTCAGTCTCTTCGATTACCTCCGCAACTTCACGAATAACCATTCTAATAGCGTGAGCTACAGATACAGTGTGAAGAACGGTAACGCCATCTGTGTTATATACTGTTACACTTCCAGTTAACATCACCGCTCTCCCTTCGTTTAGTTGCGGTGTAATTATAGAGAAAGCCTAGCAGATTCACTAGGCTCCCGTCAAGACTTAAATCCTCGCTAGCTCTGCAAGGTACTCAGTACGGTCAGCACCCTGGGGGCGAAGTGAATAGATCGAGCTATCATTGATCCACTCACTAAAAGCACGCATAAGTTCCTGCTTACTACCACGAGTAAAGTCGCTCTTTGACCTCACATCTTCAAGAGGACCATCACATGAGCAACCACTTTCAGCTATCCAGTAATAGTAGCCAGTTTCAGCTTCCTTGAAGATAGTAAAGATATCCCACTGATAGTCATACGCCTCAGTCTGAAGAACCATTTCTAGTCCCCAGTCAGCATAATTGAAGTTGTAATCCATTATAGCTTCCTCTCAATGTATACGCTCAGAGTTTCCTCTGCTGTCAAAAGTCCTCTGTATTCCAATTCATACACAATAGCTGGAACTATCTGTACCCAGTAACCTTCAACGTGCGTACACCATGTTTCAGGTTCGCTACCTTGAGCTACTGTCCTTTCGTATTCGGCTATATCCAGATACACCGATTGGGTGCCTTCCATGGCCAGAAGCCTATCAGAGGACACCCAATCCGTCAAGCTTAAATCAGTGCTGGTGATCCATGAACCTGTGACAAGAGTCACAACGACCCTCGGCTACAAGAAGAGGAATCTCTCCACCTGCACGCATAAGGCTATCTACAATGTGAGGCTTTACATCTGCACTGTTAGCGGCCTGAGTTACAGCCTGCATAAGTGAGTACATAGTAAGAGTATCCTCATTAACCATTGTACTGGTGATACGGTTACGCTCAGCCTGAGGAATCTTGAATGTATCGAATACACCTCGAAGAGCCTCAACGGCAGTACCCTCAATACTCACATCAGTTAGTGACTGTACTGCATCAAATGAACCCTCAAGCCCTGATAGCGCCTCATCAACTGCATCCTTAGCCCAATCAAATACTGCATCACCCTTACCAACAGCGCCGCGACGAGACCAAACACTATTGCTAGCATTCATAGTATCGATAGCACCATTAGTACACCAATAGCGGAATAGGTAAGCATTGATCTCAGTCTGCTCATCACCGTTAAGGGAGTTCTTTAGCTGAAGACCTGCTGACCAGGTATCATTTTCTGTTCCTGTATTCTGCATTACACGAATGTGCTCAGGAACAATAAGACGAAGATGGGTCTGCTTCAGGTTGTGAACAAACTTATAATCTGCCCATACTTCACCGCTACCATACTTCTTCTCAATAGCCTCAAGAGCAATCTCAAGGAAGCGAAGGTTTGAATAAGGCTGTAGGGCACCACGAGTAATAGCTGCTGCCTTACGATTACCTACAGCAAGGATCTTGAAGTCCTTACCGGTTAGCCCAGAATTGTACTGATGGTTAAGGGCATCTTCAATGACTTCAGCAGGATAGTTCTGTACGAACCCCTTAGTCATGAATGCCTCACCAGCTAGACCATAAAGAGAGTCAGGAGTTAGCTGAAGCTCAGTACCACTGACAGTAACAAAACCCTCTAGAGGTGCATCTGCCTGGGTAGCCTTTAGCTCATGGTTGAAACCCTCAGTTAGCTTGAAAGCAACCTGGTTTCCACCTACCTCAAAATCATAGGCACGAACAGGCTCAGTAGCGGCTAGAGTCTCACGAACAGTGTCAAGCGTAAGTAGCTTATCTTTTACGTCATCGATTAGGATGGTCAAAATATCTCCCTTTGGAGGATGGATGGGTTGGACTTTCGCCCTTGCCCATCCATCCTATCAGAATCAGTGTGGTCAGTCAACAGGTTCAGTACCAGTAGCCTTCTTGGCACGATCAGCATCAAGAATTTCTACTGCTGCATCGATAAGCTTTTGGCGCCATGCAGGATCACTAACTGCCTTCTCATTGAATTTTGATGAGCCATTGAAGTTATCTCCACCTAGAGACTCATCAACTTTAATCCAAGCACCAGAACTGATAATTAGTTTATTGTGCTCAAGTACTTTACGAGCAGCCCAAAGGTTATCAAATCCAATACCATAACGAACAAGAGCCTTAGCCTCACGCTGAGGCATTGCTACCTTATTCTTAGTGCATACCATTTTAACTTCAGTAGCTACAGCTACCTCTACTTCTTCACCGTATACATTAAGAACTTTACCCTTTTCCTTGGAAGTTCCAATAAACTCTACCATCTGTGAAGAGTAGTAAGTTAGCTTCTCTCCACCTGGGCGAGTCTTCTGCGGTGCACCAAATCCTGGCATTCCACCAATAGCGTTATGTACGTGATTGATAAAGATAGCTGAGGTATTAGTTTTGAGTAGTATAGGATTTAGCATACCCAAGAACTGAGACATCAGTCTAGCTAGTGGAGCTACCGCTGCCTTACCTACGTCCTCGGCAAACACTGTTGAGGGAATTGCTGCGGCTACAGAATCCCATACCAGTAGTCTGACCTTACCTGTGTTAATAAGGTCTCTAGTAATGTTTGCACCGGTCTCAAAGTCCTCAGGTCTAATTAGTGCAAAGGACCCATCATGAACATCTAGACCAAGGCTACGAGCATAAGTTTCATCCAATGCACATTCATAATCCATGTAAAGAATAATGTCATCAGATTCTTCTGCTAAAATAGCCTGCTGTACTCCTGCGGCTGTCTGTAGGGCTGCGGTCGTCTTACCTGACTGAGACTTACCATAGAATTGAGCAATGCGACCTACAGCAACGCCACCACCTAGAATATCATCTGCACCAATGTTATTAGTAGTTAAGAATTTGACATCAGCTACAAAACCCTCAGTATACTTATCTGCATACTTCTTACTTGCTGCTGCCATAATCTCTGCAATACTTGCTTTAGCTTTTTCCTTTGGTGGCATATGCTATTCCGTCTCTTCTTTATTTGGGCACCATTCTGGACAAGGTAAAATAATGATTTGTTTATTGGGTGCTGGGCATCTACACTGAGCTATTAAAGTACCATGCTTACATTCTTGCCTTTTATGCATATTACTCCTCAAATGTAATATTGACATTAGACCTTGTAAGCCAATAATCTACCTGATCCCATACGGCAGATTCATCAACTTTATAAATATGCTCGAAGGGTTTACCCTCGCCATATTCAAAGTAATCTGATGTCATCTCACCTACAGTCAACCACTCAACATCTTGAATACTTGCTAGTAAAATATGCTCTGCTATAGCCTTAGCTATATCATTAGGAACAACGTTAGTCATTATCAACCTTTGCACTAGCCTCATTGAGGATATCTTGAATATCTTTAACTTGAGCATCTGTCAATTTAAATTTAGTAGCTCTAGCTTTTTCTACTACATCATCTATTGATCTATGTATACAGTGATGTATAATATGCCCATTGCTTACACAACAATAAGGATCAGCTTTACTGCTCACGAATTTTCTCCAATAGTTTCTGTGCAGGCGGGTTCTTAGCATAATCTCGAATCTTATCGATTCTATCAAACAAGTGCCCTGATGAATCTCCAAGTTCTCCTAGTAAACTATTGCAACGAGAGCAAATAAGCCCTCTGATACATTTACCGCAGATTGGAGTAGTCGGGCAGCAGGAGTGATCGTGATCGACAGAGAGTTTCTTACTAAGACCTCTATTACCTGTCCATGGACCACAAGTGTAGCACATTCCGCCCTGTGCTTCATAGAGAGCGTCATACTCTCCTGGTGCCAACTTATAGTCCTTGAGCATTCTACTAGAGTGACTGTTAGCTCTTAATAACTTCTTTCTAACTCTAAAGCATGTAACACAACGAGGGCCAGGATGCGGCAATTTCCTAGTCGTAGAACCACAATCTTTACATGATTTTACTTTAGGTTGTGCCATTATCCTGACCCTCAATCGTGTTAGTCGCTATGAAGTTATCAGTATATCATATAATCCTAGAGACCGTTAAGTAGATCCTCTAGGTCTACAGCATCCTGCTTATTGCGAGGCTTCTCTTCTACCTTAGTAGTTGATGCCTTAGTGTCGTTATCTAGTAGACCCTCAAGACCAGCATCTAGGTTACGCTCAGCGCCTACTAGATTATCGCTATTAGTCTCACTTGCCTGGCCGTTAACTACACGCCAACGAGCACGAATCTTATCTAGGTCATCCTCAAGGTATTCAACCTTCTTGACAACGCGACCTAGGAATGGCTCAAGGTCTTCAACCTTATTCTCTTCAATGATCTCATCAAAGAGATCCTGGTTCTCATCCTTCTTTACCATACTAGAAGGAATGATCTTGTACTTCTGGAATAGCTGATTCTCACAAGGACCGAGAATAACATCGATCTTAGATAGATCCTTGTTAGGTGCCTCATCACGAAGGTCAGCAATTTCATTGAACTTCTGATCAGTGAATGCCCAAATCTTAACTGAACCCTGGAAGCTCTTAGTAGGCTTTGAAGTTCCGTTAGTTGCGTACTGGAAAACGTGCATTGCGAAACGACGCTTAGGACGCTGGAACTGGTCAGGGTTGGTCTCTGCTGCCTTACATGCAGGGCAGTTCTTGGGATCCATACCACGATCCTGAAGAATATCAGGCTTACCTAGGCAGATGGGATTTCCTACGAAATCAAATTCCATCTCTTCACCCTTAGGGCCTGACTTGTACTTAGGCATACCATTTACTAGAGTAGGCATACGTAGATTGTGAACATAACCTACGTCAGGTGCCTCGTAAATGTGAATACGAGCTGTCTCATCCTGGACTAGCTTTAGTCGGGGAAACTGCTCTGAACTTGCTGACTTGTTCTCTGAACTGAAGGACATCTTAGCCATAAAATTAATCTCTTTTCTTCTCTTTGATTCGAGCGAACGCTTCTGGATCGCTACATCTATTCTACCACAGTCTCGATCTTGGATCAAGCTGAGAGAATATCTAGTCTCTTACGTAGATCCTGTCGTACCTTGTCTAGCCCATAGTAGTGTAGACGAATGACCTCTACTGCTTCAAGAGCGAATGCTTGAGTGTCCTCTACCTTGCGTAGCTCACGAGCACTGTTTAAGGTAGCTAGATTAGCCTCTGCGGCCTTTTCCTTACCTGTTGCATACTCACTGAAGGCTACACGCTTGGATGGCGCAGAAATTGCCCTATCCCACTGCTCTTGATGGTTCATCTTGAAAACAAATACTTGCCTATCAAGTTTAGCCTTAGCTCTAATTGCCTTACTGAGTAACATTTCAATTCCTGTTAATGCGCCCTGGCATTTGATAAGCTCAGTATGAATTTCAGGGAACTCAGCGTCAGCATCTAGAGTACTAACTGACATACGAAGTTTGATAGTTTCATTGATCAGATTACCAAGTTCAGTATGTAATGTATTCTCTTCACTCAATAGGATCAATTCCTCTCATGAACATCATAAACCTGATATCTTCATGTAACTCTTCTACTGTTTCATCATTATGAAGAATTACTGAAGCTAGATCACGAATAGCAGTTGACTCTGATGCATGGCCATCTGACTGTAACCCTGGTCGTTCAATCCAAGTAACTATGCCACCATTATCACGAACAAAATCTACTTCATTATCAAATCTACAATCAGTAATAACATAACGAGATTCTTCATCAACAATGTCAGGAAACTTCTTCGCTAAAAGGTCTACCCACACATTAGTACCGAAAAGCATTCTACCAACTTCAGTACCAAATACTTGTAGAAGTCTACGAACCTCAGGTAGTTCACGCTTAATCTGATCCCAACCATACATCTTTACCAAATAAGATAATGAATAATAATGTCCTACTTTACTAGGTACTTGAGGATCAAGAACTAAAAGCGCCTCACGCAAAATATCAGCAAAAGCAATCTTAGTAAAGCCATACTCATTAACAAGGACCTTAGCGGCAGTATCCTTACCTGAACCCTTAAGACCACTAAACGCTATCAGCATGAGGCATCCTACTAATGAGAGCACTTAACTCTGCCATAAGCAAACGGGATGACTTTTCGCCCGTAAGGCTCTGGCCTTCCATTTGCAATGTTACCAGGATCTCAGCTTGAGATACAAGTAGTTGATACTTCTGACCAACTGTCAGCTTATCTGCATCAAGACCATTCTTGATAACAATTGCCTGAAGGTCTGACTCATCTAACTCAATATCAAACTTGAACCATTTATTCGATTCTACTTCAGCGCTTCCGCCTCTTAGAACTCTCAATCTTCTTCCTCCAAAAGCATTTCATCATCTTCAAATTCGATGAATAGGTTTCCTGTAAAGTCTAAAATTCTGACTAAGCCTGTACGAACATCAACTTGCCAGTCGGGGAAGTCAATGGAGCATCCACATGATAAGTAAATTGTCTGAGCACCTTGAACTGATCGCTCAGCAGTTAACGTATAGTGAATATTTTGATACCATCCACTGACTTCCCCATTACAATTATGACACTTAACTGAAAACTCATCGCTGCTCATCAGTCAAGTCTAGCAGTGTCTTACTTAGAATGCAATGTCAGCAGCAAGATCATCAAGCGCCTGCTCAGAAACCTTATAGTAGGTCTCAGCATCATCGAACAAACTACGGATAACAGATGCATACTTCTCAGGAGTTAATCCTGTAGTAATAGGAATTGCAGCTACACCTACAGGAGTCTTGACTTCAATAGTATTAGTTCCCTCTACCTTGGTCGCATAATCAATGAAAGCCTTGAACTTATCCTTAGTAGGCATATTCTTCAGCTCCACAATGATGTGCTTAGACTGCTGCTCATCCTCAGATCCAAGTGTAGGTAAGTATGTATTCCTACTAGGTTCCTCCACTGCTACCTCTTCATTTTGAAGTGTAGGTAAGTATCTAGTTCCTAGAGTAGGTCCATCCTTAACTCTTACTGTTCCATCTGAATCTAGCTCTAGCTCCTTTACTGATCCCCAACGCTTTCCGATATGCCAGTCAGCTACCATCTTAGGCCAGCCAGGAACATCAAAGATTACTGCTGGCTGTAGAGCATGGATTACCTCTACTGGATCAAGGCTGCGGTGAACATAGAATTCAAGAGCGTCGTGAACGTTCATGAACAGTCGAACTTTATCCTGCCAACCATTCTGCTGAATTACTTTACGGGCTCTAACCATTCCAATACGAACATAGTCACCTGTAGCTCCACCCTGAACAGGATAATTGAAGCAGGCACGCTCTCCACCCTCACGAATCCAGCGGCGAGAGTCCTGCAATTCCCAGATAGGGATCTTACGGCCAAACTTAGTTACTACATAACCATGTTCATAGCCGTATTCAATCTGCTTATCTGTCCAACGCTTAAGCTTAGGAAATGCTGCGAAGTACTGAGCAAACAGATCCTCAGCCTCTTCAATAGAACAGTTAAGCCTTTTTGCCAGAGCTGATGCAGTCATACCGAACAAAAGTCCGAATCCTAGAGTCTTAGCCTTTGACCTAAGTTCTTTAGTAACTTTATCCATAGGCACCTTGAACATCATAGCAGCTACCTTAGTGTGGACATCCTCATCATTAGCGAATGCCTCAATAAGAGCTGTCTCATCTGCCAGTCCAGCGGCAGCACGATACTCAGCCTGTGAAAGGTCGAATCCAAGGATGTAAAAATCCTCTGGTGCAATTACTGCATCCCTGAAGTTCAGCTTAAATTCAATTCCATTATTAAGTGTGTACCAATAGCTTAGGTACTTGCCCTCTGGTGTCTTAATATTGATTGATGGCTGATTCTGCTGGTTTGGATTAGCTGATGAGAATCGAGCAGTACGCACATAACTCTGGTTAAGTGATGGGTGTACCATTCCATCAGGAGCATACCCATAATCTTTTGCATACTTATCCAGGAATGATCCGGTAAGACGCTTAAGATTCTTATATTGAGAAATCTTCTTGACGACAGGATGCTTCTCAGCTAGCGCATCAAGAGCCATTTTACCTGTAGACATCTTCTTATCAGCCTTAGCTGCACCCTTAGTACTTGTGGTGTAGATGTTGACTACCAAACCTAGGCGATCGTACAGGATCTCAGATAGCTGTTTAGGGCTTGCCAGATTTACGTTGAGCTTAGTTTCACCCATACCCAGTAGGTGAGCTAGTTCAGTTTGAATCTCGTCGTTCAACAAAGCTGTGAAGTCTTTAGCTCTTGCTGATGCCTCCTGCATAAAGAACCAGTCATAGCGAATACCACAATCTTCCATGTCACAAATGACATAGCAGATTTCCATATCCACTTTATACATGAGCTGATCTTTAACTTTAGGGTAAGCATCTAGATGAAGACCTAGACACCAGAGTGCATCCTCACAAGCATACGTAATGACCTTATTTGTCAGGTCAAGTACATTGAATCGAAAAGCCTTCTTGTTCTTCTCAGTTAGCTTATCGAATAGTTCTTCAAACTTGATCATCTGATGCTGGAATTTATTAAGTACCAGATCCTTAAGACCAAACTCCTGGAATTCTCTAAGAATATATGCCTCTACCTGGGTACAAGAACGAACAGGGAAATATCCCTTAGATTCTGTAACTTCTTTACCGTATAGAGGATGATCAGATAGCATTTCTCGGAAGAACCTAGCCATTCGCCTAAGTTCGAATCCTACATTGTGAGCTACTAATAGTTTTGTCTTAAATGCTGACCATAGAATTTCTGCTACTCGCATATGATCTGTAATGTTCTCTGCAAAATCATGAGCAAGAGGTACATACCTTGCCCAGTTAAGTGAATTAGTAAAGCTAAAACCTACAAGTAAATTTGTCTCTAGCTTAAGTGAACCTCGATCATCATCAGGACCGTGATATCCAGTTTCAATATCGAAACCAAATGGCTTACCTTCTGCGACGATCTTATCAAAGAATTGACTTAACTCTTCTGTGGAACGTACTACATCATAATTCTTATTAACTGTAGACATCTGCTCTCCTGATCTGTGGTTTGCTTAAAGGATAACCACTTAATTCCCATATAATAATTCATCTTCCTTAGACTTAGTATTATGACAAGTAGAACATAATATCTGTAAGTTGTCAGGATGATGCTTACAACTAAACCTTGACTTATCGCCTCTACGTGGAATGATGTGGTCACAGGTCATCTCGTCGCCTCGTAACCTTACCACCAGTTCACAGCGACCACAACTAGCACAGCAGCTATGACGTTGCTCATTCTCAGGTCTGAAGCACATACACTTTCGCCTTGATCGCTTCAAAGCTAATTGACGTGCCAAAAAATAACGGTGGTGCAATCGCCATGTATCAAGACATGTGCCACTACACCACCGCTTTTGTACCGCATCTAATTTAGAACTACACCAGCGGCATTCATCATCTATTCCTGACCACTGAGATAGACTACAGTTTAATGGATTCACTGTCATAGGCTAAACCTACAGACAAGCAAATAGCAGTGCTGAAATCCATAAACAGAAATAATGCAAACTCTGATCAGCTAAATACATACCGCAGATAGGTGTTTGTATCTCCGCAAAGTTAGATGCTCCTACGTGAGTCAAGAACCACTTAACAGGCCAACGCCTATCTAGGAATGCATGACTAACCCCTGAGAATAGCAATGCTGAAAATACTCCAAGTAGTGTTACAGGTACATTAAGAAGTACACATGTAACAAGAAGCATAATAAACATTACTATATGATATGCAAACACATGCTGTAAAATATGAGACCAACCAGTGCGACCTGGCTTTGCTTTATTGCTTGCCATCTTATCAGTCTGAAATAAATGATCAGCAACTTGATGGGCAACAATAGCAGTCCCTAAGAATACAGCAAAAAGAATTGCTGAAGTAAGCATTAGAACCCTGCCGCAGCTTCCTTGCCTAGTCGCATCCAGTGCTTGTGAACTTCCTTAGCCTCTGAAGGCGTTAGTTCACCCTTAGCACCAAAACTGTGGCGACTAGCCCAGTCCTGGAAAATTTCATCGTATGTCATTTCCCAAGTCTGCTTCTTGTTCTCGCTCAAGTTATTTCTCCCTTTAACTTACTATGTAACAAAGTACCAAGGAAGGGAATCGAACCCTCACGCCCTTTCGGACACTCGATTTTGAGTCGAGCGCGGCTGCCGTTACGCCACCCTGGCATGTGTTCCTTACCTACATGCTTAACTACCTTATAGCTAAGTCTTACAGTCCACCTATGCTGTAGAGTCTATAGCCTCAGAACAGCCCACCCTCAGGAACAACTCAATCTTACCACATCAATCGGTCAGGCGTCCAGGGTTGACTTTCTCAACACTATAAGAGCCCAACTCGTTGGTGTATACAATTTCTTTAATACCTGCTGAGATAATAGCCCACATACACCAAGTACAAGGACGAGACATCTGAGTATCGCCCCTACTATCGACTCTAGCAATATAGATCGTGCAACCCCTCAAGTCATCCCTAACCTTCAGAAGTTCTCGAAGAGTTGCACGCTCAGCATGATCACTAACATTATGCTCATCAATTGCAGGAGCATTACGAAACTTATTAGGTGCAGACCCTAGTACTTTATTACCCTTGGCTACTACTGCTCCATGCCTCCATCGATAAGTACTCTGCTCAGCAACCCGAACAGCTCGTCGGATCAGGTTATCATGTCGCTTCATGACCAGAGCCTATCACTCTAGTGAGTTCTTGTCAACTCAGCATGATTGCAGTAAGTGAGGAAGGTTGCTCCCAAATTCTCAATGTAACTCATTGCCACTACAGAATCGTACCAAGCATTGTGCACAAATGCAATATGACTTGCCTCATAAAAGGTCATAAACGAACCTAGTTCAAATCTACCTTCATAAGGATTCAATTGTGACACAGGTTCGGGAACATTACTAATAGCCCAGCCACCAATAGTATCATCAGCTACAGCATACCAACGACAATACAAAACTTCTGCATCTGTAATTGGCTGCTTTGCAAAATCTCGTTTTACCATAATGTTATTAACGTCTCCCATAATCCTACTTTTACACCATTGTTGAGGCTTGAGTCTATCATGGCAAGTACCTGCCTGCAATACTTGATTTTCGCATCTGTGTACTCTTTTGTTACAGGTAGAAATCTCTTAATCAGGAAAATCTTAATTCCTGTCGTTGCAGCGATATCAGTAGCATACATACGCTTACGTACACAACGTGAGATTTCCATCATAGTATCAAGCCTATAATCTAAATGAGAGATAATCTTAGCCTTATCCTCATGAGACATAGTAGATAGCGCAATATAGGCAGTTCTCTTATCACGTAGCATTAAGTAATCAGCAAAGGAATCGAGTGCCTGCTCTTCACATAAAAGGTCTAACGCTTTAACGCTAGGAGATCCATTCCAAATATGAATCTTTCGTAGAACATCAAGCATCATATTAGTATCACCTGATGTACGCTCTACTAAGTACTTAGATGCCTGTTCGGTAAGGCCATAACTTCGACCCCACTTAACAAGATCCTCATCATTAGGTTGGGAGCATTTAACAAACTTTCCTTTAGCTCTGATGATTTCAATATGCTCAGCGTATCCTACCTTCTTACCCTTAGCATAAACACTAGGAGCATCAGCGCTGTAAGATACAAATAGGATGTAGTTGGTTTTGTTATTCCTGGTCTGTGCTAGCCAGGGCTCTAGTTCATACCAGTTATTAACAGCTTCAGCATTACGAACTACTATAAGTCTATTACTGTTAGGATCTAGAGGGTACTGACTAGCACGATCCCAAACGGATGAATCCTGCTTAGCATCAATATCAATAAAATCAGTTACAGGTACTTGCAGTAGATTCTTAACATCTTCAACTACTAATTCAACGAGAGCTGATTGATCTCCGCAGCAGTAGATAATTTTAGGTATAGATCCTTTATCTACAAAACCTTTCCACTGATTAAAATTCATGAGCTACTTTCCTGGTGTGATCAGTTTACTTCTAGCAGCGGCTACACCTTGAGTGAGCTGCATTTGACGAATCTCTTTTAGTAGATCCTCGATAAAGTTTTTCTTGCGAGTCTCAAGATTATGCTGGAAAATCAGCTTTGCTTCACGAGATGCTAGCACAGTCTCTATAAGAGCTTCCACCTTAAGAAGGGCTAGAATTTCAGGTCCTAGCGGAATCCCCTGGTTAGCTAGATTCTCGATTCTAGCAACATTACTTTGACTTAGCTGGTCTACTGTCTTTTGAGCTTCATCTAAATCTGCTAAAAACTTAGCAGTGTTTTCCTTATCTGACATACATCAGCCTCTCATAATTGATTCTAGTGCTGCTCTGACTGCCAGCTTAGGGCGAGCAGCAGAGACATTACTCCATGATGATAGCACAGCTAGCGCTACTCTGCGATCTGCAAAGGCTCCTAGGTATTCAGGGTTGAACAGCTTCCACTTCTGGGATGCTGACTCTTCCATGATATTAAGAATTACTCTCGCTGTATTATCATCTACTGCTTTATATGCTTGTGCGAATAAAATATAGTCATTGCTTATTGCTGCCTGTAGAACTGTTAAAGCTGTTGTCCTCGATGCGATACCAGAACACGCTGCAATAGCGAGATCCACTCTACCAAGCTTACTAACTTTAGATGCATCTTTTTCATCGATTCCCTTGCTTACTAGAATCTGTAGTAATTCATCTTGAGATAATAGACCTACAGTGAATTTAGCTGCGCGCGTACGTAATGTTCTAGGTACACGACTAGAAGAGATCAATGAGAATCTAGCATAGCTAGGAGGATTCTCTAATGCTACCAGTAGATCATTTATCGCTGGCGTACTAGCATTATCCAAGTCTATGAGCGCAAACTTCAATTGTTGCATAGGGCTGACAGACATGAAACTTTTGATTCTACTAGCTTCGCTAACTGTAAGCTTAGGCACCTCCGTGAAATCTACACGAGAAATATTATTAGTCATCGCAGCATGAGCCGCAATAAGTCTTTTGCCCACAGATGGTGGACCTGTAATGATAGAAACCGGGGGCAACTGAGAACTTAATGCCCCAATTACCCCCTGGTGACCTACTAACATATATTAAGCCTTCTGATCTGCGTTAGGATTATCGTATGTTGGTCCTGCTTGAGTTATTTGCTGAGCATCATCTGGAATATCTCTCGATGCCCACTGCTCTGCCTGCTCAAGCGGTTGTTCTTTACGTGGTCTACCACGCTTCCTGGTTGCAGGCTTTTCAACAGCGCCACTATCAGCTAATTTATTTAGTAATGACTTACCTACTACGATGTGCATACTACCATCTGTAGAGACTAGACGCCAACCACTCTTAACCTTATATCCTAATGGAGTCTCCTGAGGCTCTTCATTCTTGAATGCTGATTCAACAGTAAATTGCTTACCATCGAAAAGCTCTTTCATTCGAGCCTCACGAGTTGCGTGCCACTTGCTTGACTGTGCCATAACCTTACCTCATCTCAATCAGGGCTTGTATTTAGCCACTTATTAAGAATCGGTGAGTTTACTCGTTACAAAGACACCAAGAGGGGAATATCGGTTAGTGCTACGTAGCTCAAGAATATGATAAAAGACAGCATGAGCCATCAACCTGTAGATATACTCATCTGGCTCATGCTTTGCTGCTAATTCACAATAACCAACATATAATTTTACTTCTAATTCGATAGCCTCATGCACTAACACAAGATTCTCATTCTCCTATAGTTAGGATCTCCCACGCATCATTTGCGCGCCAATCAGTTCTGGATTGATTGAAGTTAGGTACATCAGCACCAAGCCCTTCAACCAGTGTATATGCATTATCGTCACCACAGCGAATAGTATCTCTATAGCGTACATGCAAATGTCCATGCACAAACATTTTAGGCTGAAGAGTGTTTACAGCCTTCTGCAATCTGCGCTGGTTAGGAATTGTCTCTGGAATAGGAAGAAGCTTGGTCATTGGATTACTAGAGATAGGCTTATCGTGAGCTAGAATAACATCTACTCGCTCATTCTTAACCTCATCTAGGATTCTATCCAAATCACTATCTGACATTTCTTCCTCAGGAAACCAAGAAGTTCCAGCAGTTTTCTGACGTGCCTCATCTAGGCAACGAGCCCAAGGATATCCGCTCTTAGCAAACATTACCTTAGCCTCTTGATGGGCTTTAATGTCCTCATCCTCTAGACGAATATCCTTATCTACAGAGTAAGCTCCACCAAGAACTAGAAATGATTTCCCATGAAAATCCCAAAAGGTTCCATTAGGAGCATACCATAGACCAGGACGGATAGAGTAAAATCCCTGCATAGCGCTGTACTTCTCTGGAATAAGAGATACCTTATCATGATTACCCTGAATAAATACTAATTCAATCTTAGCATCCATTAAAGCTTCACTTACATGATTAAGATACACTACTCCCCAAGGAGAATGCTCCCAATATCCAAAGTCTCCTACTTGGTAAATCCAGCTAACACCTTGAGCTTTAGCTTCTCTAATTGCTCTGAAAATAAATTTTGTGTTGCCATGAGTATCGCCTAGCAACATGATCTTAGACATAGTTACTCTTTCTTTTCCATTGCAACTACCGTCTTGAGATAGTTACTGATTTCTTTATTATCCCACTCATTAGCTACACACACAAGCATATAGATATAGTAAGCAATCTCTGCTTGTGTCTGATCTTCTGTGTGTAGTGCTAGTGCACCGATCGTTCTACTATGCATGATCCAGTGCTTAGCGCACATCTCAGCTGAGACGAACTCTGAGTCTACCACCTGAGCGTTAAAGGCGTCAAGGTATCCTTCATCCATCCCAATCTGTTGTAATGCTAGTAGTAGGTGCTCAAGAGCAGGACCACCAAATGCTAAAGTAGTAATAGGGCCACAACAAGATAACCTATTAGTATCCATAGTCATTTGGGAAAAGAAATCATATTCTTTTTGCCCTCTTGCTACTGTTTCAGTACATGGCATTATAGGTCTCCTAAAGTTTTAGTCATTACCTGCTTACAGACATTAAGCCACTTTACAGCATCTTCATCTGATTTTACTGCATTAAGTAAGTCCAGGCATTGATTAAGTTTAGTACCTACCTTATCATCTAACTGAACTATATTCCAATCTGGCCTAACCCCCGAACAGAACATCTTCAAGGCATCAGCCAGAGCTAATAAATCCGGCTCTACTTTCTCCGTAGCTACCGCATCAGCCCAACGTTCTTCTAAGCTCTTAGGCTTAAAACCAGAGTCCTCTAAGAGCCTCATAGCGGCTGCTGGCCAAGAGATGTCCCACGCGGCAGATGCTAGTGAGACAGGACTATATCTTTTACTGCACGAAAAACACCACACTGTGTTATTCGCTAGGTATACACGCATTGCTTTGGCATACCCACCATCTGAATGATAAAATCCAAATGGGCAGTGGATCTTCTTATTTCCACCATTGAGAATAGTAGAAGGTACGAATACTCCTATACTTTCTAGAACATCAGTTATCTTAACATTATTATTGGCTTGGTCAATCCATGATGTTCTCTGACCTAGTTTCATTAACTTACCTCTGCACCTACTGGCCTACGAGTTAGAAGCTCACGAGTATCTACGGATACAGTCCAGCCTGCCGCCTCAAGTGAGGTTGCTAGTTTAGCGTAATGATGACCACAGAAAATAAAATCTGAGTGTCCTTTCCTTACGACAACTACATACCCCTGAGCCGAACAACTATCGCATCTATCAGAACTAGTTAGTGATTCCATTATTTAAGCCCCTTTCAGTGGCGTGTACCTCATATTAAAATTATCGGTATATGAAGCAAGGCCAGTCTAGTGTATCAGACCAGCCTTGTCAACGTAACTACAGACCACCAAAGACGGTATCAGGTGATAGAAGGAAGTTACCTACACTGTTCCCGGTACTTCTTCTATCTGTAGAAAAGAAACTAGTTGCATAATCTACACTAACATCAATTCTATTAGACTTCTCACCATCACGATTCTTTACTACCTGCATAATCAAGTCAGTATAACGAGAGTCCACACCCTCTGGCTCAAGCAAAGAAATTACAACATCAGATGATGAGGTAGCCTCAGAGGTTTCTGCTAGAGCTGATGAATTATAACTACCAGCCTTCTGAGCTTCCTTCCATGAATCACGGTTTACCTGCCAAGGACTAACTACAGGAATACCACGACCATCATCAAATGTAGTAGCCATCTGCTTAGCTTCTTGCACAATAGCTGAAAGCTCTTCACGCATACTTGAACGTTTACGATCTGATCTCAGTAGAGCAAGATAGTCTACGATAGCCAAATCTACTTGGAACTCTCGCTGATATCTGAGTAGTTTACCCTCTACTGTACCGATTGTAGCACCTCTAGGAATCTGAACGATAACTAGTTTGCCATAATTAGGATTATCAGATGTGTAATCATCTAGGATAGCAGGAAGAATAGCTTCCTCTTCAGGCTTAAGATATCCCTTACCTCGCTTTAAGTCTCGTGAATTGATTCCTTCATCAAGCCCGAATTGAGGTAACTTACTATGCCTACAGATTAGCTTACGCCTTACCTGTGGACGTAGTGTCTCTGAAGTACAGATAACTACATTCTTTCCTTGCATGATAGCTGCGTGCCAAGCTAATTGAATAGTTGCAAGGCTAGTCTTACCAGATGATGAATACCCTACTACTAAGTCTAGTTCACCATTCTGTAAACCTCCACCAAGCTTATCATCTAGTTCAGGAATACCAAACTTGATACCGCCAAACGTCCTAGCTGATAAGTACTCTTGCATAATCTCTTCAGCCTCGGTACGTGAATCACCCTCAGGAGATTCTTGCATACTGAGGTCTCTATCGATTTCAGCAAACTTAGTAAGGATATGTTTACGTGCATCATCGTGACCGAATAGATCCTCACCTTTAGAGTCTTTAGCTCCACGGTTAAGGATTTCCATACCTTCAGTAATTGCCTGAGCAGTATCTTGAGCAGCAGCTAGTTCCTTAAGCTGCTCGACACTCCACTTAAAATCAGATTCATCTACCTCAGATGCAGCAAGTACATCATAGGTAGTTTCGTATAAAGCAATCTTACCTGCATCTACATTTCTCTTACTAAGCTGCTCAATCAATGCATTCTTAGTAAGTACACCACCAGCAGTTTCCAGGTAGCGTTCCATAAGCATGTAAAGAGCCTTATACTGAGGATCAGGGAAATGATCTACAGTAAGCTGAATCAAAGCCTTATTGAGAAGGTCTAGACGCTTAGGAAGAATTGCTCCAAGTACTACCTTACTATGCTCTAACGAGGTACGAGCCATTAACTTCCTTTCTTAACGAATGCCTTAAGGATATCACTCTCATTAATGAAATGAGTTTTAGTTACAGGTAATCCAACTTCAAGGACAATCTCACCTCGACATGTTGGCATGGTAGATACCACAACACCCATACCTGCTACTGTATCACCTTCGACAAGATCCTGCACCTCTACCTCACGCCACTCCCTTATCACACCTGTTCGGTCTAAATCAACCTTAGGACGGGAGAGGTCGGGCTTTACTGTTCTATTTCTAAACCCTGCTGGCATTAAAACCTCCTGTAGATCCATGCCCACCTAAACCACGAACAGAATTGCTTAATTCATCTACCTCTTCAAAGTCAGCGATACCAACTTCTTGAAAAATAATCTGAGCAATTCTATCGTGAATACAGAATGAGTATGGTGTTACGTTAGTGTTATGTAAATTAATTCTAATCTCTCCACGGAAACCTGCATCGATTGTTCCAGGAGAGTTCAAAACAGTTACACCAAGCTTAGCTGCTAGCCCAGACCTAGGATGAATAAGGCCAACCCAACCATAAGGAATTTCAATAGCGATTCCTGTAGAAATTAATCTCTGTTCCCCTGGATCTAATACTCCATAATCGATAGAGTAAATGTCTGCGCCAGCATCTCCATACTTAGAGTATGTAGGAATTTTAGCTAAATCGTGTAGCCTTTTAATTTTAATAGGTAGTGACACTTATCCTCTTTCTACTGCTGCGTATAATAATGCTTCTTTAACTGATGACACTGCCGAAGCATGTAATTGAGAAATTTTAGGTTCAGCTAAATCAAGTTCCTCTGAAATTTTTCTAAAATCTAGTCTACTGTAGTAATGTAGTACCAATACAAGTTGCTCAGCTATTGGAAGACTACGAACAGTATCAATGAAGATATCTGTCATCTCTTTTGCGAATACTGAACCTTCTGTATCGATTTCATCCTTTACTTGATTCTCATTAGAGTTACCTGATTCATATCCTGATCCAGATGTGTTAAGGTGAGCATCTAAACTGACTGGCCTAGCAGCTAATCTAGCATTGACCTTATTGATTTCAGATACAGTCATCTCAGTACGTTCAGCAAGTACCTCTACAGGTACTCCCTCATCCTGGCCTGCCTCTTTTAGTCTCTTAGATTTACTTCTGAGAGTTCTGGTAGCCCAATCATCTGAACGTATACTATCCCTGATAGTACCACGAATCCTTAGGCTAGCAAAGACCTTGAAGTACTGCACAGCACTAGGCTCATACCCTTTACGTTCACAGTACGATTCCCAGCGATTAGCCGCATCAGTAAGACCTAAATAAGCTAATCCTAGCATGTCATCTTTATCTAATGCATGGGTAGCAGTGCGCCACTCTCGCAGCGCAATCTGCTTAGCCAAACTAAGATGCTGTAGGATCAGAGTATCTTTATCGTAATTCACCTACTACTACCCCCGATCATTTGAAGCAATTCAAGTGGAGATAGTGCAGCAAACAATTCACTACGAGAATCCCAGATATGATCAATAAGAGCCTGCTCACGCTCAAGAGCAGGAAGATAACCTTCCTCCTGCGTACCTATAGTAAGAAGGTTATGAACGTAAACTGACTTATGAGCTGAGCCATCTCGCCTTACACGACCGGCTAGCTGTTCCATTCTTGAAGGATTCATAATCATATCCACATTTACTAGATGCCTAGCAATCTGTAGGTTTAGTGACTGCTCAATTGAGGTTGTACCAATCAATACTCTACAATCAGGGTTCTGCCAGAATTCCTGCTGTGCAGCATAGCGCTCAGCATTATTCTTATTCTCTCCCCAAATAGTAACGTATTGAACTCCTGCTCTATCTAGCCTTGCCTGAAGGGCACGAACATTATTTCTAAAGTTGATGAAGGTTACTACTTTATCTTCGCTAAGGTCACCATCTACTAACTTATCTTCAAGCCAATCCAGCTTAACTGATGTCCTTGGCCTATCAGCCTCACCTAATGCTGCAAGTCCTCCACAGATTTGTGCTCCGTAAATGAACTTGGCAATAGCTGTAGCTCTCTTAACCTCAGTGCCCTCGGCCTTGATAATTCTTAATACACCGGCCTTGAGGTCATTGTACTTTTCCATCTGCAATGGATAAGGATCGAGGAATACGTTAGTAGAGATTACAGCAGGAAGATCAACATCATCAATATCTGCCGCTGTACGCCTTAGAGTTAAGTGCGCAATCTTTTCCTTAAATTCATCAAGATGTCTATAACCTACTACACGCTTACTAGTAATCATCTTACCATTAGATGTTTCAGTTACAGTTTGCTTATCTAGATACCTCCTCTCGAAGGAGATGGGCGAGCCTAAAATATCTCTAATGTTAAGAGGTTGAAGTACGTGATAAAGGTCATTTAGCCTTTTCTGAAGAGGCGTTCCTGTAAGAATAGGAATACGTGCGCTCTTGCGGGTAATCCTGTTAATTGCATATGATGTTGCAGTATCTCCATTGCGGAGAGGGTCAACGTCATCAATAAATACAGCACGGAAATTAAAGGCAAGTTCTAGTGCCTCTAAATCATTGATAAGCATCTGATAGCTAATGACGCAGATATTCCAATCTGCCGCTAAGTACTTATCAATACGCTTCTTCTTAGGACCATCACCTACAATTACCTTTACGTCCTTGAGAAGCCTATTTAGCTGATCTTCCCACTGAGGTACGGCAGCAGGTCTACAGATTACTAATACTTTATCCTCTTCAAGCTCACCGGCCTCTTTCATAATAGCGAGCATTCCAGCGGCTTGAATAGTCTTTCCTGTTCCGACAGAATCAGCTAGCAATCCTTTTTCAGCTAAGAATAGCCAGGCTACCCCCACTCGCTGATGAGCGCGAAAAATAACCCCGCACTGTTGGCAGGCAGGGTTTGGGACCTCATGGTTAGCACAAGGATCACTATTAAAATATTTTAAATCTGGTAGCTTTACGTCTTTTAGTGTTCTAACTCTATTGGCTGCGGCTGCCTTTTTTGCCGCTGGCAGCTTACTAGCCTCAAACAGCACGCTTACTCCTAAAGTTTAGTTCGCTTGTTTTTCTTAGTGGAAATCGAACGAGCCGACTCCACTACCTGCACGACGTAGATCACGTCTTCTTGGAATGCCAAGTATGCATCTTCTAAGAGTGTAGCATACCTGTCCCAGTTAGGGGAAGCGGCAGGTGAATGTAGGAGTCGGCTCGTCAAATTATCCTCTACTTTTCGTAAGTGTCAGGTACCAACTTAGGTGCTGCCTCTGTCTGGTTATTGTCAAGGGCCTTTAGGGCATCCTTACCAACAGATCCAACTGAACCTACTAGAATACCTAGAACAGTCTGTGTCAATAGTCCCATCTGGTCTAGAGACATGTTTGCAAAGCTGACTGCTGAAGCGAAGTCTACGTGAGCAGTTAGGTATACAGCCACAATTCCAAGTACCCAAGCTAGTAGCTGAGTAACAATTGCACTTGTATCCTTACCACGTAGCTGACGTACAAAGTCAACAAACTTCTTTACTACAGCAGCAATAAGAGCTAGGGTTCCCATTTCTTTCCTCCTTGTGGAGATAAGTAAAACAGTTACTTATCTTAAGTATAATTGATCTTGTTACTTTAGTCAATTTTTCTGACTAACATAAATGAATTGGCTCTTAATGTAGTTACCGCAGCATTAGATGTGTTCTGTGCCCACTTCAATTGGAAGTTACCTGCTGTTGCACCATTAAGGACAATAATTGTTTCTTTCGCTCCACTCCATGAAGTATCTGAGAATACTCCGAATGCTGGTTCTGAGGCTGGTACGTGAATACTAGTTCTCATTGTTACGTTAGAGTTAGATGTTGCAGCTACATCAGGACCAAGAGACCAACGATAAACCGTAGATCCAGCAGGTGCATTCCAAGCAAGTTTAAAGTCTCCTGCTGTTCCTGAGATCATCATATAGAATTCGATAAGGTAATTTGTATTTGCTGCTAATGCTACAACCATATCTGGATCTACTGAAGTTGTAGCATTAGATGTTCTTGTTGCATCAGTAGTCTTTCGAATTACCTGGGTGTAGCCTTTACCTGTTCCTGAAATATTACCTACGACATTTAAATCGGTAACTACGTCTCCACCAAGGTTTAAATCACCTGATACATCTAAATCATTTACACTCGTAGCACCTGTAACATCAAGAGTACTACCTAGTGATAGACCTGCCCCTGCTAGAGCTAGCTGAGCTGTTGTAGGGCGGTACAAGTGCACCTCTGGTAGAGCGTTACCAGGTCCGAACTTGATTCCATCATGATCAAGCTGCATACGTGATTGAGTATCTGCTGCCTGTCTGAATCTCAATAAAGTAGGTTGTGCTGCAATAGTAGCTACAACAACATCGATTACTGAGTTAGGTACTAAAGTTCCAATACCAATCTTCTTAGCAGTATCCATAAGGATATCTCCTACGAATGCCGCACCAGCAGATAGGATCTGAGTCCATACACCTGCCTTGTTATAGCTTACTTTACCAGTATCAGTATTATATCTACCCATACCATTAAATGTAGTTGATGGTGGAGTAGATTCCAGAGCAGGAACAAACCCCATAGTAGCATCGATCTTCTCTAAGTTGTCGTTTAGATCCGTAGCTACATTGATTGGTTCACTACCATCATCTGCTGGTAAGTAAAGTCCCACTCTGGGGGTTGTTCCTGACATCTGTACCTCCTAGGTTACACGTTAAGTCTTACTACTAAATCGGTACTCTCTTCACTCAGATCCAAGTGTAGGTAAGTATCTGTTCCTTAGAACATCGCTCTCAGCACATCATGCTGATCAGTAATGATTGCATCTACACCAGCGTTATTAAGAGCAGTCCATCTTGCAGGAACATCATCAGCAGCATTATTAGTAGTCCAAGTAAATACCTGAAGACCATATGCATGATAGTAGTTAACAAAATTAGCATTGACAGCAGGCCAGTTAACAGTAATTCCTGAAGCTCCCATAGCCTGAATTGATTCTCCTGTACGCATAGTTCCTGATGCAGGAGTTTCAAACAAGTAATAGGTTAGGTTATTGTAACCATAGCTCTTCATAGCTGCGATACTTGCGGCAGTTCCCTGCCAGATAACCTTGGACTCATACCCGAAGCTAGTGATATAGTAGTATAGGTTTGCTGCCTGTTCCTGTGTAGGAGTCTCCTTAATGTCCATCAATAATTTGATGTTATCTACTGATGCGGCATTGAAGAATTCCCAACCATAAGGTGGGTGAACCTTAGCCTTTACATCTCCACCATCACCTACATAAGTACCGTGGTATTGAGGATATACCCAAGTACCATTAGCATTCTTGTCATCCCACTGATCATAATCAGCAGCATCTAAATCATTAATGGGTCCAAGCCAATAACTATTCAGTAGACCTGTTCCATTAGTAGTAGGATCTACCTCTGCATTATGCATAGCGATAGGCATATTAGACCTGTTCCATCTAATATCAATCTCTACCCAGGTAGCACCTAGTGATGCAGCCTTATCAATTCCCTGAATAGTATTTTCAGGTGCATCACCCTTACCTGTAGCGTGAGCAATAGATTCTACAGTAGTAGAGCTTACTGTTACAGGTACCTTAGGCTTAGCGGATACTGGTGCAGCACTGAAGAGAGTCATCACTGTAATTGTCGATGCTGCTAGAATACTCTTAAACACTTTCATCCTTTACTTGACGTATACGATAGTTAGAACAGGCTCATTAGACTGTCCATTACCATTGAATTTACCATATTGAGTTTTGGAACCTGAGGTAGGACCCAAGGCGATACCTTTAGCTGCCCCTGACTTGAAATCATTTCCAATTCCAGTACCAAGGCTTACCTTACGCTTTCCAGGCTTAGGCCAGTTAGAGGATGAAACTCTTTGCTCATCTACTCTTGAGCCCGACCATGATCCCGGCCTACCGGTATAGTTATGTGTACCGATACGAGCGGTTCCTCCATCATTCCAGTACCAATGGTTTGCATACAGTGTAACATAACATGCCTTAATTGTCGCGCCCTTAGTATCCTTCATAATCTGAGCATAGTTGAATCCACACAATGATCGTGCATCGTTTAGCCATGAATCAGCTCCGGAATCACCTTGTACCATTTGTGATCCATGAGATGATGAATAGTCACCGTTTGAACGATAAGTTCCAGACCAGGTAGCTGAATATGTTTTAGTGTATTCAACCTTAGGCTTTGGCTTAGGTGGCTTTGATACATTGTTAGTAGGATCTGTAGGCGCTGGTGCATTGTAAACATCAATTCCAGCATCGTTGAGAATTACTGTATCTGTCTTAGGTAGACCTACATCCTCAACCCAAATCAGGGTAGTGTTTTCTGGCTGGCCAGATCCACCAGGAGGGTTAAGTGTGGCTACTCCATTAGTACAGTAGAATGATACAAGTACTCTATGCAATCCTGGTGTGAATGTACCTGAGTAAATAATCTGAGCGCCCTGGTTAGCGGCAGGACCATCAACGCCTGGTGCAATAGCCTGCTGAAGGTATGGTAATGCAAGAGATGGGTCATCCTCACCAGCATCTCTTAAACGCAATACCAATCTATCTGTTGCTACAGTAGATTCCCATTCAGTTACGAAACAGATCATATAAGTTCTAGATTCCTCAGCGATGAAGCTGATCTCCATGAAACCACGCTCGATGTTTATACCTGCACCTACATAAGATGCACCAGTATAACTACCGATTGAGATAACTCCCTTAGAGCGAGGGTTGATGATTTCTTCTAGAAGTAATTCTCCTTGAATAGTAATATCATCAGAGATAGTAGCGCTCTGGAATGAACCTCTACCTGTACCATCAATTCCTGCTAATGTTTGAGTAGGATCTTCTAGATCCTTGATCATTAGGAAGTTACCGTTTTCAGCAGGGTTACCTAGAAGGCTAACAGTAGCATCCTCATCCTCTGAGAAGATCCTGAATCCTTCAAAGTTCATTTCAGCGCGAGCACCTGTCTCCGCTGTCTTGATAACACCTGCCAAAATAATAGATGAGCTGATAGTACCAGCAGTAATCTTTGATGCTGTTAGATCACTGATATGTGCATCATCAATTAGGTTAATGGTAGATGTAACAGCAGGAGATGGACCAGACTTGTTTCCAGCCTTGTCTACAGCAATTACTCTTACCCAGATATTATCTGTACTTTCCAAATTGAATGTCTGGATTACAGGAGTACCTGACCTAATCATACCCTGGTCAGCAATAATCTTTCCTACTCTGGTAGATTCATCAGGGTAAAATGATGGGCCACCTACGTGAATTTCTAGGTGAGACATATCAGGAGGTAGGTTGAACTGTCCCCCATCAAATCTACCTAAGAAGTGCTGCACCTGAATACCTAGTAAACTAGATGCAATTACAGGTGGAGCTGGCATAGGTGGAGCGATCGTATCTCTATTGGCTGAAAATGTGTAAATATCTGACCAATCAGAGAAGTGCTGAGGTGTTGATGAATCAACTGCACGAATCTGAACTTCATAATCAACGCCAGGGCTTAACTCTTGGATTACTGTACTAAGGTCATCCCAGCCTACATAAAGTACTTGCCACCCTGAATTAGTAATAGGCGGAATAGTAGGCTGACCCCAAGTGTAAACCTCATTCCAATCATACTGGTGAGCTTCCTCCCATGTTGCAGGGTAATCAGCACTTACATCAGGGCGGTACCTTAGTTCGAAGTGGTGACCATCACTGATAATAGATCCATCAGTATTAGTAGGAAGTGTCCATGATAATTCAGCCTGAGCGCGGACAGATACTCCATCAGCAGGGTAGTAAACATTACTGAATACTGAAACAAATTCAGGAGTCATAGGTACAGTTTTATCACCCGGCGCAGCAGGTACCCAGAATCCATTTGCGTAAGTAAGTACATCACCCTCTACAGGGTTTGGAATTACTACATCTTTCAATCCTGCTAGAGTAGCCTGCTCAAGTAATACGGCAGCACTAATAGCACTTCCTAGTGTTGTTCCACCAGAAGCGCTTGAAGGTGACATATTGTCAACTTGAGACTTAAGTCTTTGAGCTAATAGCTCCATTCGTGATTGTAGAGTTAGTTCTACAGTAGTAATTCCATCGCTAACAACCTGAACAGCAATCCCGACAACTCTCCACTGACCAACAGTGATGTTATTCTTGGAATCGATATTTTCGATTGAGATCCAATCTCCTACATCGTAATCCTCAAATACTCGCCTACCTGGCTGGTCAGCAGCAACTACTACCTTCCAAGATGTTTTTTCACCCTTTAATTCTTCCAGGGATGAATCAAGTACTAGAGCTAGATTAGCTACATCATCAGCGTTTCCGGCCTGAATAAATGCCTCACGCCTCTGAAACTTATCGATAGAGTCAGCATCCTCAATGTAAGCATATTCTCCAGCAGCATTCTTACCAACGATAGAGTTAGCAATCTGGTCTCTACTACGAGAACGTTCCTTACTGATCTGTGATCCCGCCTCATGAAATACTACATCTTCCTTAGCGAAGAATACAGGAGGAATAACAATATCACCCTTAGTACGCTGGTAAATCTTCAGCTTGAAATCAGGGTCCATAATCCAGTCAGCCTGCTGGATTTGTGCAAGGTCATTTAATGCTAGAGATAGCTTAGTACCTTCTTGCACATCAACGATAGGCTTACCAATCCAAGCTAATCCACGAGAATCAACTGCATCAGTAAAGTCAGGATCTACGTAAGGAATTGTTCCACGACTTTGGGCAGCACCCAACAACTCTAAGAACAGTGCCATTACAGGCTCTACAGCAGGAATAGCAGTCAGGTTCATCTTAAAGAAGTATGCTGATAGAGGTAATGCAATTCCTACGTTACCGATAAGGTCAAGTCCTAGTTGAGCTACAACAGGTGAAGCATCCCAGGTGTAAGCTGATCTGAACCTCTCAGTCCATACAGTGTCATCAGGTGAAGTGTCAAAGACTACAAATCCGTTATCTTCACGGATTCTCCAATACTTCATTGCACCCATATTCATAGCCCAGTCCTCAATGGCTACGCTTGAGTTATTAGATACTTCAGCAATCATTCTTAGCTCATTGTTTACTCTAGCAGTATACATACGAGCATAATTGTTAGATGACCCTGCATAGCTAAGCTTCAGTACAGTATGGATCTGTCCATCTGCTGCTGGATCTGATGGGGCGACATCTACACCAATAGAGATACCAGAGCTATCAAAGTCGTACTCGCCTGAGCGCACATAAATAGATCCTGCTGAGGATAGAGTTAGCTTAAGGTGTCCAAAGCTGTCATCTGTAACAATACCATTAGCAAATGTATCTCGTGCTAATGCCCATACAGTTAGCTTATCATTAACTACCTTGGCTGCCTTAGCCTTATCTAGGGCTACCTTAGCCTCATTAAGCTGCTTAGTAGCTTCCTTCTTCTCAGCGGCAGTAGATGTTTTATCCTTATACACTGCCGCATAATCAACCTTCTCAGCATTGTATGCAGCAGTAGCTTGAGTAACATCTTCAGTTAGGTTTTTATTAGCTTCAACAAATCTATCGTGATCTGCTGATGCCTCCTGCTTAGCGCCAAGGGAAGTTAAAGAGATTCCAGTACGGTAACCTGTATTCTCCCAAATATCAGTATTAAGTGTCTCTCCGGTAAATGGATCAACCAATGTCTCTAGCTTGGTGATAATGTTATCCGGGAATCCTGTAGGGTATACGCTAGCCCATTCAAGAACCTTACCTGTTCCTGATCCTGAGACAGTAGCGGAACGGATCTCTGCATCATTAATCTGGGAATCTACTACAGCAGTACCTAAAACCTGGAAACGAATCTTTCCATCGAAACGGATTTCCCACAGATTCTCATAATCAAAAAGCTCTTCAATAGATGAACCATTAGCTAGAGTATTCTGAAACAGTGGATGATCTAAGTTAAGTGAGAATGATGATGCACCGAATGCACTTAGTTCACGAGAGAATGTAAGGCTAGTAAAGTCATTGGTCCTCAAAAGCTCAGTTTGAAAATCATCATGAGCACGGCAAATAAGCTCCCACCCAATACTTCCATACGGAATTTCTGGTTCCGATACGAGAGCACTTAAAGTAAATGGAAGCCTTTTTGGCAATACGCCAGTGAAACCATATGCCTTCACGGTCCCTGGGCGAACCAGGCCACCTAAATTGAAGGGGATCTTATGAGGTAGTGATGCTAGACTCACGGCCTTACACTCCTAAAATTAACCATTGATTAGCTTAGTAACTGTCATATATGAAGATGCTCGCATAACTGTCTGAGCAGCGTTAGATGTATTCTGAGCGTGCTGAAGAGTTACGTTCCCAGGTGTAGCACCAATAGAGATTACGAACCTCTCCTGAATAGATGTCCAGAAGTTATCATCACTGTTCAAACCATATGCGATACTGGCGCCATAACCATGAGCACCAGTTCTCATATTAGTATCGTCTCGGTTAGTAGATGCAGCAGTAGGGCCAAGAACTGATCTTAATCCACCTGCGCCAGATGGTACTGACCAAGCTAATACAATGTCTCCTGCACCACCTGAACAGATAGCATATAATTCTACCTTGTACTTTGTATTGGCTACAGCAGCAAACTTCAACACGGTATCGTCATTCAAAGTTACATCACTAGAATAACCCTGATCTACTGACTTATATACGGTGAATGTAGATTCCCATGCTGATTCGGGTAATCCGTGCACACCAGCAGGTGTAGTGTTAGCCATGTGATCCTGAGGTTCTTGGAAGTCACGAGCAGATACACCATGAACAATAGCTGAACCTGATGCATGAGTTTTGGCGGTAGTACCGTCAGATGCACGAGTAATGATTAAAGTACCAGGAGATCCGCCCTTAGGGCCTGTAACTGTTACCAATTCCTCATTTGAGGTATCTGGTTCTAATCTAAGAGTATATGGGTACTGTGAAGGGAAACCTGTTGTTGAGGCAGGAGTGATTTCGGTGGCACCTGTAGAGATACCACCTACGTTAGATAGAGTAGTAAGAACTGCAACGTTGCTGTAGTAACGCATTTATAAACCTTTCACAGATATGCTGGTCTGAATGTAATGACCGCGTTCCCGGAACTGTTACCGAGAGATGTTAATTTCAAAGTATTATTACCTGGCGCTAATCTCATCCAAGCTCGGAAACCTGAGTGAGTAACTGAACCTACCAGATTACTGTTATCGAATGTGTTAGTAACTGTAAAATCACCAACACTTACGTTTACCTCATCGGCTACTACTGCGGTATTTACTCTAAACCAGGTATGAGGATTGGTAGTCTGATTGGTCAGTGTAGGAGAAACTAATTCACCATTTAATTCAATATTTAAAGTCAACCAGGCATCAATGTCTCCAGGGTTGTTCACTACTACCAGATCCCCTACTTCGAGCGTCTGCGTTAATTCTGGACCGTAGAAATAGGGGTCTGAGAGTAGTAGGTCAACTGCGAAGTCAGCTCTTGTACGCCCTGTCATAGTAGGGTCCATAGTTCCCGCTAATTCACAGAGCGCAGTAGCCTCTCGCAATACTGGAGCTGAGGCATTCTCCCACCAACGACGAGTCAAAACTAATTGCTCATCAGGTGACCAGAATGCCTTCTGCAATGCTCGCCAGTTATCATTGAATTGAGTAAGTTGATTACTTCCTGGCTGATCTGTATCAGGATCAATACCTGCAACCCACATAGCTAAGGTAATGATTCGAGAGTCAGCCTTTTTAGCTCTGAATGATCTACCATCACGGAAGGGGTAAAGAACGTTATCCCCTCTTAGCTTAGGTACAGCTAAACGTGAGCCTCCAACTGTTTTAATAGAATGGCAATACTGGTTGAGAGATATTCCACCAATCTCCCAATACTCATCTGAACTGTTAGACATTCTTTACCTCCTTCCTAGAATAGTAGATTAGTCCTGTAAAGGGCATCTCTGATTGAATCTCCTGCACGCTCTGGTACAGGGTTGTTAATGATAACGTCACCAAATGTCCTTGAAGTATCTGTTGAATTATTAACTACTGCGCTTGCAGCAGGTGATAGAGTTCTTGGAGTTGAAGGAAGTGGAGTTTGCTGACTTGGTGCCAGGTTATCCATTCCCATCATCTTCATAAGGTCTACCAGACCACCATCCTTGAAAGCCCAGTGATCGTGAGCATTTCCACCAGCGAAGTTGTGCTGATTCCAAATTGCACCAGTATAACGATGTGGCTTACCATTGTGTAGGTTAAGATCGTTATATGGAGTAATAAGTTCCTTGGTGCGGGCACCATAGTTAGCACGAATCCACTGAGCTACATCTCTACGTGGCGGAAGGTCAACGGCTCTACCTACAGAGTGATAAGACCTGTTTCCTGATAGTGTTCTAGCTCCTGGGCGGAAACCAGAGATAAGCTGCAAGCCAGGGAATGCCTGACGAAGTACTGCCATCTGCCACTTATAACCATTTCCACCTGCCGCACCACCAAGGCCACCTAAATCATTAGCCCATGCCTTCTTGATCATAGTGTCTGATGTATCTACAGGGAATGGCCATCCAACACCTCCACCTTTAGCGAAGTTATGACCACCTGAAGCACATGCAGGACAATTCTTACTATGTGAACCTCCACTAGCGAATCCATGACCATCATCAGGTAAAGCCTCCTGAATAACTGCCTTATCAAGCTTACGAGTTCTTAATGCTTCCATCAAAGGCATACCGTAATACTCTACGGCATCAGTAGGCTGAACAAACTCACCATTAGATAGCCATGCCTGAATAGAGTCAGAGGTACGAGTACCCTGACCATAGACGGGTCCACCAGTAGCATAACCATGGGCATTAGCACGAGCCTTAGACTGCTCTACTTCCTTAGCGGCCTCATCTAGACTCTTACCACTCTGTAGGGATGCCTGCAATGCCTTAAGATCCTGCATTTGCTGGTAAACCTTAACGTATCCCTGAGTTTCAATGTTAGTCTTAACATCATCAGGTACGTCACCATAAGCATCAATAAGCTTACGAGTTTCAGTCTTGCTCAAGTTAGCCTTATCAGCCTCTCTCTGCAATTCCTTAATTCTAGCCTGGTGGCGCCTTAATGCCTGATCCATAGGAGTACCAGATGCGATATCCTGTAAATAAAGCTCACGTGTAGCCTTTGCTGCTTCCTCAAGGGCATCACGGTTACGTAGACCTGCTCTACTATGAACGTCAAGGCTTCTACCGTTAGCAGAAATAGAATCCTTTAAATCAAGCATTCTACTAGACCATGATTCAGTTGCCTCAGTGGCATTGATCATAGCACCCTTTTCATCATTGATGATATCCCTAAGGGCACTACTCTTGTTCTCAGCAGATGAGGTAGCGCTAGATAATGTATCAAGAGCTGAAGATAGCTTTTGGATTCTACCCTGGATTTCTCCCGCAGCAGTAGCGCTGTTTACTTGCTCTTGAGTAAGTCCACTCAACCTATCCTGATAAGTTCTACTGATATCAGCAGCATTACTCATGACAGCATTTTGACGAGTCTGAGCATCAGCTACCTCGTTAATCTGCTTCTTATATGCAATAGCCGCATTCACAGCATCCTGAGGACCCTGCTTACCAGCTAACTTATCAGCTTCACCCTGGCCACCAATACTATTGTAGTTCTCAGGAACTTGTGCCTGAAGATACTTGATCTGAGCATCAAGCTGAGCGTTAACTCTACTCAAGCTCTGAGACTGGTTATTTAGCGCACCAGAAACATCCTTTACGCTAAGGCCATAACTCTTAGAACTTTCAAGAATACTTCTAAGCTTTTCATCAGTCTGAGCAAGCTGGTCAATTCCAGAGGAATCTCCCTGTGATAGGTCAGAGTATGCATTCTTTAGTGCTAGGAATGCATCCTTAGTATCTTGTGCCTCCTGCTTGTTATTAGCTAATTCAGATGTGATAGCTCCTACTAGAACTGTAGCTCCAATTAATGCCACACCCCATGGCCCGCCAACAAATGATGACAGGCTACTTAATGCACCTCTTGCTACACCTCCAGCGGCACGTACACCATTAAGAGCACTTGCGAATCTACCAGTTTGGGTAGCAGCTCTAGTAGATGCGTTACCTACTCGTTCAGTTGCCTTAGCCTGCTGATCTAATACCTCAGATCCGATTGCACCAACTGATCCAACAGTGCTTGGAATATTCTTAGGTAATGCTTGCTGTCCACCAACAGTAGATAGTCCGGCAGCTCCACGTGCAGCATCGGCAAAGGCACCTGATAGATTACCCTTGTTACGAGTCATCCATGTAAAGAAGTCCCATAGCTTGAATAGTCCTGTAAACCTAGCAACTACAGATACCGCAGCAATAGCAGCAACTCCAGCAGCAACAGATCCTAGAACATTACTAATACCAGGAAGAGCTGCGATGTTGAATAATAATTCTGCAAAACTAGCCAGTACAGTTACAAATACACTAAGAGCCTGTGTTGCTCCACTATCCAAGAACTTAGCGATAGCATCTAGAAGATCACCAATTGCCTCTGTAACTGTTACAGCAATTCCTGACTCATTTAGCTGACGTAGAATTTCAAGAATAGGTGGAAGAACTCTAGTACGTAGAGTATCTAGCAATGCAACCATTGTAGAGATACTATCCTGGTCAGATGCTAGTCCAGCAATTCCACGAGCTAGATCACGGATAAGAGCACCAATACTTGTTAGCACTGGCTGAATATCCTGCATCCACTTACGTAGAGGTGAGTTAGCTGCTTCCTGCTGCTCAGCTACATCTGCCCATCCACCAGTGATATCCTCAAGAGTTCTTAGGTAATCCTGTCCCTGATCTACTGTAGACTGGAAGAATGAATTAACTACATTACCTAGGTTCTTAAGGATCTGCCATAGAATCTGAGCGGATTCAGTTGTCTGATCAAGGAATGTTAAAATAGTTCCATCAGAGCGAGCTTGAGCTGACCATTCCGCAAATGCTTCAGCGCCATCCTTTAATGCTCCTGTTACCCAGCGAGTAAATGGTGCAGCAGCCACGGCGATATTACGGAACACGTTAATTAACGCGAAACCGGCCTTACCCATATTCTCAATGTTCTTAGCATTTTCATTAGCGATGATACCAAAGTCACGCTTCCACGGACCTGAGGTAAGCATTCTAATACCTTCATCAGCAAGTCTACCTACAGCAGAGGCTGACTTACCAAAGAAGTTCTCTGAGATAGGAAGTAGCTTATTAAGACGTTCAGTCTGATCAGCAATTTCTACAAAGAACTTTTCGCTAACACGTCTCTGTCCTTCAGCATATGCTTCGGTGAACGCTACAAACGCCTCAGTAACCTTCTGTGTTGCCGGATCAAGGTTCTTTAGGGCAAGCTCATACTTCTGAGTAGCTGTAAGAGCTTTCTCAGTTCCTAATCTTGCCTTTTCCTCAGCTTCAGCCTGCTGCTCTCTAGCCTGACGAGCATTCTTTAGAAGCTCAGCCATTCCACCAAGAGCTTGCTTAGTTCCTCCAATAGCTCCAATAAATGCAAAGATCAATCCAGGACCAGCAGCTAGTAATCCAGAAAGTGATCCTAGTGCGCTAGCAGTTCCTAATGCTCCACCACCAAGAGCACCAATTCCTGAAACAAGTGCGGGGATAGCAGATACGATTACACCGATAAGTCCAGGCATTCTATATAGCTCGCCAGATACTCGACTTAGGCGCTGTAGTAGCTTAGAGCTTGCCTCTGAGAAGTCATCGAATCCAGAAACAAATGACTGGATAAAGTTTCCTCCACCACCGCCTCCACCTGCCGCAGCGGCTCTACGTAGCCTTTCGAATACAGTAGTTCCCTTCTCGGCCTCACTGAATACACGAGACATATCAGATAGCGCAGTTAATGCCCAGAACTTGAATGCCCTACCTGAAGGGAGCCCATCAATAATCTTAAGCTCATCCTGGATTCTCTTAGATTCCTTGATGATGTCTTCAGCAACTTCATCCTTGAATAGCTTCTGAATAGCACGTAGACTATTCAATGCTCGGGTTGTATCGATAGTAACCTGAGGATTAGCTGATTCATGTCCTAGCTTACGAAGTTCTAACTCTACAGACTTCATTGCCTGCTTGGCATCTTCAGTGTCTACATCTAAATCAAGCTTATCGAAACCAAGTACGCTTAGTGTTGCATTCAAATCTCGTAGCTTAGTAGCAAAGCCTTGTACGAATGCATTACCTGTACTAGTTCCCTCCTTAGAGAACTTATCTTGAATCTTCTTTAGCGTAGTACTGAATGTAGAGTCATTACCTAATTCGGGGGCATCCTTGGTAATCTTCTTCTTAACATTACCTACGAAACCTGCTCCGGATTCATCTCCAGCTTTAGCAAATGCCTGGCTTAATGCCTTTGTTGCAGCAGATAGGAATTGAGCATTAGATCCACTCTTGGAATCCTGCTCTAGCTTACGGCCCATTCCCTTAGTAAAGGATGCACCAGTATCTTCACCAGCCTTTTCGGCTGTAGCCTTATTCTTTCCTAGATCCTCTACAGACCTCTTAGCAGAATCAGCGCTCTGCTTTTCAGCCTTAGCTCTGTCTGCTTTTGATGCTGCAACTTTTTTATCCTCAGCCATAGACTGAGCATTTAGCTTAGCTTCCTCTTCACGCAATTCACGTAGGGCGCGCTGAGCCTTCTTAGCCTCACGGATAAGGTTGTCGAACTCTGCGAGGGCACGATAACGAGATACATGCTCTGAGCCTGATGGGCTAGTCACCGTGCAACCTCCAAGGTTTCATTTAATCGTGGCCTGGCTTACCCTCTGATAGTTTCATTCCGAACATGGCTAGCATATCCATACTGTTTCTATCAGCAGCAGCCTCATAGTTCTTTTGGGCCTGAGCTTCTTGAGTTTGTGCGTTAACGGCTACCTTCTTATCTATCTGTACGGGTTTGAAATCGCCCTGACCGAATAGCTCGAACTCTTCTTTATCTATCGTCAGATTAGCTGCAAACTTCATTAGTTCCTCAGAGCTGTTTGAGCCTGCCGCAGCTACTACCATAGCTAGATTTCTAGTCTGCCAGGATAGCTGAAGTCTCTGATCTCTTTGTTCCAAGAACCTGGCTTCGGTAATAGTCGCAAGGATTTGCCTTATACGACGTAAAGTAAGGTCAAGAATAATGTCATCAGTCCACCCATAAGTAGAACTGATGACATTAAACGCTCTTGAGATAGGGCCTACTAGATCAATCCCAGGGATATGCGGAACTACTCCGCTACTGGCGCTTGCTCTGTCATTGTCTGAGGTACTTGGCCTGTCTTCTTCGCTAGATCGAACATGCTCATTAGACGTTTTCCCAGTGCCTGCAAGTCTTCAGCTTCGCGCTGTACGATTGCCTCAATGATGGTAATAACATCTTCTAGCTCTGGGTTATAAAGCTCTTCAAACAAGGACTCAGTAAGTTCTTTATTTGTCTGCTTCTCTTCCTTGCTAAGGTTACGGCCTGCCTTTACTCCCTCAGATTCAACCATTGCTAGAAGGAAGTCGATAACCTCATCTTCAGCATCAGGGATAGCAAAACCAACTAGAGCAAATAGCTTTGCGCCAAACTCTTCAGGGGTATCGTCACCTGAGAATTTAACGTTAAGAAGCATTCCACCAGCACCGTGGGTTACGATACGTAGTAACTTGAAGAACTGTCGTGCCTTTAAGGGCTGAATAACGACCTTAGTTCCTGAAGATAATACTACAGAATCTCCTGCATTGATAATTACATCTACATCTTTTGGACTTGCTTTTGCCATTTTGGACTCCTGGTCTCAGTGGGCTTTAAGTTTTAATTACGCTGCACGGTTAACTACGCGGCCAATAGCACGCTTAGCTAGGGTTACACCCTTTTCGTTCTTGTCTGAAATAACTGCTCGACCTGTGTAGTTAAGTAGAAGTCCAGACTTGTAAGATGGTCCTGTGAAGTTAATAGGACCAAAGATTACCTTGTATAGAATGAAGTCCATTACTCGAATCTGGCCATCGCTATCCTTTGATGGAACACGAATAAGCATCGGACGAGCTGGCTGGTTTACGGAATCTTCTTCCCATAGACCCATTTCATATGTAGTTCCCTGGCCTGTACCTGAAGAGGTTAAAGTTGCACCAGATAGAAGACCAATAGTCCTGAATGGAAGATAACCAGCTTCAACGGTAACTGTGGCGAAGTTCAGCCAGAACCATGATGATAGAACGTAGTCATCACCAGTGTTATCATAGTTACCTGTATCTGCGGCAATCGTTCCAGAACGTACACCGAAAATGTCACCGAACTCTTCCTCAGTACCGTCAGTTCCATCTAGGATGGCTGCGTGGCTAATTGAGAAGCCTTCGAAATTTGATCCTGCCACTGTCTTTCCCTTTCTGTCCAAATAAAATGGAACGTGAGAGGGAAATGTAACCCTCTACTAGTATTCTTTTATATCATCGGTCAAACCCTTATTGTTCTGATGTAATTAATTAAGAACTAGTTGCCTTACTAGCGACGCATTTACCTGTAGTATCGTAGTAATGTAGTAACCTCTTAGTTCCTGGTGCTCCGTTTGCTCTTGCCCACTTGGCACAATCAGCACAGGCAATCTCCATGTAGGTACCTGGCTCGGGCATATGGTCCTGAAGCAATACCAGAAACAGCTTCTTGAATTTACCTGGGCATCGTATTTCAATGCCGTCTTTTACAAAAGCTGGGCTTTTTTCAGAGAAGCAAGGTAAAGTCCAACTCTCTTTATCTTCATTCATTGTTAGCTCCTGACATAAGTGATTTCTGATAAACTTCTGTCCCCTTGCCAGGAATAAGCTGACCAACCTTCTGGTATAAGCGATTTACTACGCTATCCCAGCTCATCATTTGAGGAATGATCTCTGCTGCAAGATCAGCTTTCTGCTTTACCTCTGCACGATTTCTAAAGGTGTGAAGCATGAGCTGCTTCATGTGATCCTTATCGGCCCTGGCATTGTAGGTATCAGGAAAATCAAAATCTACAGGAGCTAATCTATAATCAAGAGGATATGCATATTCCGAAGATAGCCATCCAGTATGCCCACCCCAATTAGTGGCGATAACTGCTCCACCCATTGATTGAAATTCTAATGCTGGCATATTTTTACCTTCTCCGCGAGAGGGAGCTAGTAGTACATGCTGCATACTGTAGAATTCTTTAAGAACATCCTCAGGCCAAGATGCATAATGAACACGAAGTTTAGGTACCCACTGCTCCATAGCTGAATGCAAACCTGGTGCTACGGTCTTTAAATGCAGCTCGGCAGGTTCAAACTCTTCAGGATATTCTTCTTTAAGTTCCTTGAATGCCATAATAGATACAAACGGATCTTTACGATCGTTAAGAACTCCACACATAGCAAATCCAAAGCGATTACTGAACCAATCACGCTCTACCTTAGGCCAATTCTCAGGTAGGTATCCACCCTGTAGAACTCCTAAGGTATTGTTCGGACCTGCATAAGGTTCAAAGCAAGCCTTTGTTACTTCGTCATAACCAAAAATAACATCATAATTTCTTAGGGCCTTCTTTAGCTTAGAGCGGCCCTTCATGTTTTTAAGATTGGTGTACTCCCACATTGTCCACCCCACAGTGACCTTAGAACCTCTACGCTCTTCAGGCATAAGGCCAAGCTGTGCTGGATCTACATGGTGAATCATCAAATCAAATGGAGCTACTAAACGCTTCGTCAGAAGCATCGCAATATCCTCTGGTAGCGGAGCATCTACATGCGTAGGTTGCAAATATACATCTGCACCACTACGCATTAAGGCTCTAGCAATTCCAATTCCGTCATTACCATAACCTGTATACACAGACATAGGTGTCTTCAATAATACCTTTAGCATTTATCCTCCTGGGATCTCGTCAGCTAAAGGTATTATCGGTTAGAAAAATACTGCATAGTTTACTGTAGCTATTTGAATTCCGTCACCATCGATAACAGATACAGGTTCAGAGATATCTCCGATTCTGTCAGAACTGATGGTACGTAAATCATGCCACATTACAGTAGATGAATCAGTTCTATGCAAGTACTCATCAATAACTAAGAAGGTCTCATTGATTTTATCTTTAACTGATCCTGGGTTAGTAAGGTTACCTAAAGGATCTCTAATACCATTAGCCCAGATAGTTACACGAAGTCTACGTGCTCTAAATCTTGTTAGAGTATTAACCGCTAAAGGTCCACCATCCTCAAGCACTAGAGCACTAACCTCTGAATACTGATCATGTTCCAGATTGACTAGAATTTCATCTCTGAAAATGAATGGGATACCATCATCAGTTTCACCTACTACAGCAACTACATCTGGTTTAGTCAGCAAGAATAGTGATGCTGCCTTTTGTACTGTGTCAGCCATCTCTACCCCTTAAAGAAATCTTGCATAGCTTGAATGTATCCTGAGCTTAAACGCTCTGCTGGTGCTAGGAAATCGTGAGCACCTTCGCGCTCTCTTTCATACTCAGCATAGTCAACTGGGTTATTGATTCCGGTAGTTGGGCCACCGTATGAAATCTCACCCTGCCAGGAATTATTATCCATTTTAAACTCAGACCTACCTGAACCCTTCAGGGATCTAGTTATAACGTGTACGGCAGCCTGAGTGGCCCTAAACTGGTCCTCTAGAACGATCTCGAAGGCAAGTAGGTCAGCACTAGATGGACCATCAGCTAGGCGATTAACCTCAGCCTCGATCCCAGCATAAGTACGTTCTATCTTGATCACTTCAACGCTCCTGATGGATATGCAAATCCTGCCTGGTTTACTTCATTAACCTGAACTTCAATATGGTGAGTAGCATTAAATCCTTGAGCCTCGTCAGGGCGCATCTTCAATAGAAACATAGAACCTAAATGAGGACCATCGATTACCTTAATGATTTGTCCACCTTGAAGTGCGGGAGTATAACTACAAAGCATTACTCCCGTACGATCTGGACTTCTTCCCGCTACTACAGGAGCAGGTGCATCTTTTCCTGGGCGCAAGAAAATAAGATCAAGTCTGCATTTCATTTCGCCTGGCGCACATGTTGGATCAAAGTTATCATCTGATTTAGCCCAGGTCTGCACTCTTGCAGCATCTACTACTGTAGTAACTGATTCTAGGATCTCTACACGAGAAGCAAATAAATGTCTCATTGTAATCTCCTAGGGTAGTGGGTGATGATGAATTACTTCAGGCCAAGTATCAATTTCCCAGGCACCCCTGAAATCATCATTATATGATCCTGTTGCGCCTACGATCTTGTTTCTTCCGCCTCTACCTGATCCCTCTTCTAACCCATCCCATTCCATACCCTCAATAGATCCAGATGAGCCGATTGCAGATCCTCCTGCACGTAATTTACTTACAGCAAGATCAAACCAAGTTACTCCGGTATCATTACCTTTCTTCACAGACTTGGTAAGCCTAGTATAAGAGTAAGATCCGATTGTCTCAGATTGGAATGGTGAAGATGTAGATTCCTTGTATGGCTGACTTAAATAAAGACTGTCAGCCATATCCAGGATTCCATATTTAGCTAAGTTAAATAGGTTAGGATCTGTTGGATACTTATCTATTTCAGTAGCTAAGTAAAATAGCAGGGTAGCTTGAGTTAACGCCTCTGAAGCAAAGTCGCCAAATGTGTTGCTGGCCCTACCTGTAAAAGTAGCTAAGTCCGCTACAGTTGGTGGCGTTAAACTCATGCTAGTTACCTTCTTTCAAACTTTACAGCGCCGAAACGACGCTTCTGCTCTTCATCGCTCATACTCATCCAAGGCTTTTCCTTAGACTTATGAACCTGAACAAATTCACCCTTCTTCCACACAGTCTGTGCGTAAGTAAGTCCACTCTCAAGGAAGTTAATAGTGAAGTAATCTTCATCATCTGTAGGCTCACTGCGACCGTCTAGAGCTGCGGTAGTCTGACGAATACGATTCTTCTCTTCCTCTCGATCCTCCTGTACTAGCTGAGGGGATGGCCCCTTGCTTACATCATAAGCAATACCAGCAGAATCAGTTACGATCTGTGGCTCTGGGGTACGATCAACTGCAAAAGTTCCAGGGTTCTCCTGATTTACTACAGTGTCATCTACAGGGAAGGCTGGTGCCATCTTAGGTGGAACGGCAGCCGCATCTGTATCTGTTTCAGTAGATGGACGTTCCTCTTCAGAAGTTCCAGGATTTTCCTGATTCTCTACTGTAGGATCTACAGCCTTTGTAGCTGTCTTCCTTGGCTTTGCTGGCACAACAATCACTACCTCTCTACTTCAGCGTTATCGCTATTTCTTACATCGGAATATCTCTTCGCTAAACGCTTCCTAATTCCTGCTCCGCGCTTACCAAATTGTACTTCTAGGAATCCAATAACCGCAGTCAGCATTGAAATACCCAGTACCCAGAACATGGTAAGCCTTACCCATTCAACTCCTGGTACCTCAATATCCCAAATACGAAGTGATAAATAAGTGCATAGAAATACTACACCTACCATATAAATCGCAATTAATGTAGCGGTAAATGACTTATACCATCTTGATAGAGTCAAGAAGAGCAAAGTGAAAACCATTGAACATGCAGTAAAGACAAGGAAGCCAATATCGCCCCATAGCTCTATCATTGTTGCCTCCCCCTACTCATTAAAAATCTCTTCTAGCATAAGCCTAAAGTGATTCTTTCGCCTAAGTTCCCTGAATCTACTAGTTAAATCGTCAACCTTCTCTGAGCGCTCACTAGTAGATTTCTTAGCTTGTTCTATTCTGTGCTGGATCTCATCAAGATCCTCGCCACGCTTTTCGTCCTCATTGTGGATAGTCATTTCTATCCCTCCCTGCCTGGACGCACTACGTGAGTTGTGCGAACCTTCTGCTCTTCAGCTACGCCATTATATCTGCCGTGAACTGCCTCAAGCAGTTTAACTGAGGTCTCCCCTAATTCGGTTACCACGTCAAGCTGCTTTCCCTGTAACTGCACAATAGCGAGAGTTTCATCTGCCTTAATCTTCCATTCTCTCTCACGCTCTTTGGCATCTGCAATTCTTGCATCAGCGTTAGCTTTAGCTTCTTGAATTCTAGCCTCTTGCGACTCGAATGCCTTTTGCATACCGGCTGGCGTTAATAGCCAACCACGAGCAAGCGCAATGAATAGCAAAGGCAAAGGACCGATTGTACCGATCCATGGACCAATTGCATCTAGCACACCCTGAACCTCCACCGTGACCTGCCTAATAAAGAAAATAGCCGGAACGCTCGTAAGCGCCCGGCTATTATACACTGCTTACTATTAAGTTAATCGGTTCATTTATGGCTTATATAGTCAACAGTGTACTTGTTCAGTTTTGAGAACTACTTAAGAAAACTGAACAATTCTATCAGATTACAGAAAGCTCAGTCCATCCACGATCACCAGCAGCAGACCCTACAGCCATACCTAGCATACCTGGCCTTGACCATACACCAGATCCATCATAGAACCACCTACTTGACTTCTCAGCTTCAAGGGCTGGGCAACCGAAGAAGGTACGTCCACGATCCTCTAATGTATTGAAGTGATGATAATGAGCTGTAAAGAATAGTTCAGTATTACCAATCTCTTCGAACCTGCCAAGAATTTGCTTCTCGATAGCATTCTTAGAACTGATTCCACCAGTCTTAGTACCAGAACCATGAGCAATGTGTCCATGAGTAAAGTTAGCCTTAATACCACTAAGGTCTAGGTTAGTATCCTGACGATCCTCTGCAATGTGCCACGTTAGTAGATCATTGACGTGAGTACCTTCAAATACCTTCTTGGCCAGGCTAGCTACCATAGTAGAGCTGTTATCATAGATACTAGTGAGAACCTTATTAGATCCGAAACGAGTATGCTCACCATGGTTAGATGGTACAGAAGAAATCTGCATAGGTAGATTAAAACCTAGAAGCTGCCTGATACTCCATACTCGCATATCAAAATCTAGCTCGATCTGCTTTGAGTACCCCATTTCAACTTCATAAGGCTGAGATGAGTAGTTACCTACAGCACCCTCATGCTCATCACCCATGAAGGCAAGAGCAATACCATCAATAGGCATTCCTGAATCGATAAGATTGCGAATCCTATCTGAATGACCCTCGATACCGTTTGACCAGTTAGCTAGAGCCTCTTGAGTACCTGGCTTACCGATCTGAGGATCTGCTACCAGGATGGTATAAGTAAGCCCAGTTCCATTATAAATCTTACTGGCAGGATTACTAGACATAGCCTTTAGGGTTTCGCGCCACCCTGCAATGTCAAGAGTATCTTCAATAGGCTTAGCTACTTCCTCCTTCTTTTGGATTCTAGCAGCGTAGCTATATCTGAACTCTCCTGGCTTCCCCCAAGCCTTCATCGTTACGGGCTGAATTACTTCAAACTGCTCAGGGTCAAGACCCCACAGCTTGATAGTATCTGTCCAGTCAGTAATAGGCTCAGGTACAGCACCAGTCTTAATTACACCAGTATCGCCAGTAAGAGAAATACTTCCTTGCTCAGCAATTTTATCAATTTCTTCTAAGTGAGTATCCAGAAGATTTCTAAATTCACGCTGACGGCGCTTTAGTGTTTCAACATTTCGGCCTGGAAAAGCAAGTTCAAAGTCCTCCACAGTTGAACACTGAAGAAGCTTATTCTTGTTTTCATCAGTCCATTCGGTAGGTTGTGACAAAGTTTATTCCTTAATGTGAGCGCCCGTAATAATCGAGCAGCTTAAGTTAGTGTAGCACAGGGTGAATCATGTATCCAACAACTACTGTGCGTAGATTTCTTATACTCATACTACAGCAAGAAGCCACCCAGTGCAATACTGGGTGGCTTCAAGATGGATCAGGCAGATTAAGGAGTTACGTCTGCAATTACGAACTGCTCAGGACGAGTAACAATCGGTAGGAAGTTGTACTCAATTAGGATCTGACGACCTGAAGGGTCTGGCTCAGTCCAGCTCTTTGAGAAACGACCAATGAAGTTAGCAGGTGCGCTGAAGTCGGCAGTTGGACCTTCAACAAGTTCAACTGGGCGGTTAGTGTCGAAGTTACCAAGGATGATTGTGTCATCTGCTAGGTATCCGATTTCATCACCGTTATCAGCCTCGTATACATGCTCTACAGCAGTCCAGTCAAGTCCTAGGAATCCTGGTAGAGTACCTGTAGCTACGTATGCATCCTTCAGACGGTCAGATAGTAGCGCTCCACCAGCCTGTAGTACAAGAGATCCGTTTACATCTGCGTTAGCTGCGAAGCTGTGCATAATGCGGTCAAGAGTCTTCTGTGTAGCATAAGCCTTGTTTGCGTTTACACGACCATGGTTCAGGATAAGCTTACGCCATGCCTGAACATCTTCAATAATATCAGATGGTGAAGCAGTTGCCCATGCAGTAGTTGCGTTAACCTTGTGATCTGCTGGGAACTTGTAATCAATACTTGCCTGAACATCTGGGAAGTCAAGAACTAGGTTACCACCAATTGCCTTCCATAGAGTGTACTCTACGAATGCATCGATACGGCTGTTTAGGTCCTGAAGCTCACGAACAACTTCACGCTCTGCATTAACCTTACCGTTTACAGTTCCAACCTCACGTAGCCACATTAGAGTAGTAGGCTCGAAAACCTTCTTCTCACGAACGTATAGCAAGCTAGCACTTGCCTGCTCGCGGCCTAGACGACCTACCATGTGGGCTTCAGAGTTAGGAACGTTTGGCTTTGCCATCATACGAGAACCACGAATGATGTCCCATGAGAATGTCTGTGTTGGTACCTGGCGCTTTGGTGTACTATTCATCAGAATCATGTTCTGAGCGGCGGGTAGCTTTTCTACGACGCCCAATAGAACCAAAGGCTCCAATAGACTAATATCTGGCACTTTGAGTCTCCTTTTTAATTAGGGGCCGCAGTTTTTGCTTTCCCAAAAAAATAAGTAGCGACCTCAAAGAGGCCCGACCTGCACCGCCATTACTTTGGCTCTTCCAGTTGGTCTGTGTCTAATTTAAGTATCGGCAAGTTTTCTTTTGAAAGTAAGAAAACATAAACAACTAATTCTAGATAACAAAAAAGGAGCCTCGAAAGGCTCCAAATTTGTAAAGCATATACTAGAATACGAATGTTCCCATTGCTGCACTAGTACGTGCGTTAAGGTCAGTGATAGCGGAAGCATCTGCACCTGAAACAAGTGAGAGCTTTAGGGCTCCACTGATTACGATATTACCCTGCTGCTCGCCTGTACGAGTATCAGCGGCACGACGCAATACGCCTACAGCAGTATCTAGTCCGTTAGAACCAGCGTTGTTGTATACGTGATAGCGCTTAGTTGTTGAATGCTGTGCTAGAACTGTACCTGCTGGAAGAATTCCCTGGTTAGCAGCTAGTGTCACACCCTTCTGACGCAGACCAACTGCTGAGTAAAGAATCTCAGTTGGAGCATATGAATGGGTAGGGCTACTGTAACCTGGTGAAGGAATCTTCTCAAAAGAATCCGTTGCCATGTCTAATCAACCTCTCTCTATTATAATTTCTTTAGACGCCTAGAGCGCTTAGACGGGCTACTTCAGCGTTTACATCTAGCTCTACCTTTGAATCTTCAGCATCAGTTGAAGTACCTACAGCCTGGCCACTTAGATTAACCTTTGGCTCGGCTGGTAGAAGCTTGTTATATAGATCAGTATTACTCATGTAAAGCTCGATCATTGCATCTGCGCTAGCAGGGTCAATAAATCCTTCAGCTACCTTAGCCTTAACTTCAGCCTTGGCATCCTTCTCACGATTTGATAGCTCAAGAGCATCAATTCGGTTAGTTAGCTTTACGTTATCGCTAGCTAGCTCTACTACAGCACCAACAACCTGCTCAACAGGGGCAGAAGTGTCATCAGCGGATAGCTTTACAACACCTGCATCTGTTAGAGCTGCTACAAGCCTGTTTGAAAGCTCGGCAGTTGAGTCGGTAGCGGCTGGCTTAGCTGCCTCAGCCTGAAGAGCTACAACATCAATGCTGTGCTCATCCTTCAGAGCTGCAATAAGCTCTTCCTTAGTCATTGTTTTGTGCTCCTCTACCTCTGGTTCGTTCTCTGAACCGGAATCGTCGTTTACAACAGTTTCAACCGGTTCAGTTAGTAGAACCGCCTCTTCTGAATTATCGGCTGATGCTTTAACTATTTCTTCATAATCCTCTAAATTAGTAATGTACGGTCTATTAGTAACCGCAACATGACATAATGTAGGACCAGACTTCTTACCTGTTGAAGTATCTGTGTAGTCAAGTGAAAGCATTGCAGAGGCACCAATGTAAGTCTTGTTCTTGAAATTATCTACAGACTTACGTGCATCAATAACTGCATATACCTTGTCACCACTGATCTCTACGTCAATTACTTCTCCAACATTACGATCAGGATCTTCTACATGCTGGTTAGAGTCGTTAGCAAGAGGTACTTGAACGATAGGGCATACCTTATTATCGAAGTTACTCTTCAACTGCTTTACGAAAGCATCATCAATCTTAATCTTCTTACCTGTTGCAGGATGAATCAGATCACCCTTAGATAGGATATGCTTCCTGAATAAGGTTCCTGTACTCTTGCGAGATAGCTCAATACGAGCTTCATCCATCTCATCGTAAGCTACAGAATCCTTACTAGGAATAATTACTAGATCGCTCACCATATACCTCCATTGTCATAACAATAGATATCATCGGCAGAATTTAAATTTCTCCCAAATAAGTTGACATTCCAGCATCCCAGTGAGTAAGGAATGCCTTCTCAGTAAGCCTTTTGCTTACGTCTCCATGCTTATTCTGGTAATAAGTTAAACCATCAGAATCAACTATAAGAAATGCCTTAGCATATCCTTTAGCTCTTCCATACTTTCCTGGCTTCAACTCTTTACCAGCAAACTTAACAAACTCGGGCTCCTTGGCCTCTGGGTTAGGTGTCCAACCTTTTGCACCAAGTTCCACCAGAGCATCACGAAACTCTTGTGTGAACTGATTCATAACTTACTTAACACCCTTTTCCTTCTTGCTTACGCCCCAGCCTGTACTCTGGAACTTCTTCCAATCAAACTTCTTACGCAATGACTTGGTACCATTAGAGAATTGGAATTGAACTGTTCCATCTGCATATACCAGAAGCTTAACTCCTGGAAGCTTAGGACTAGATAGAATTCTCAATACAGCAGAATTGCTTGTAGCATTCTCACCCTTAGGTGCTGGATCTCCTGCTGTACCTTGGCTTACTCGTGGATCTGATGACTTAGCATATGATCCATCAGCAGGTGCTCTAGTTGAACTACGTGGCTGCGGTGCTCCACCTTGGCCTGTACCTAAAGGTGTTCCAATAGGTAATCCGTAACGGCGAACACCTTCCTGTGAATTAACTTTACGGATTCCAGCCAATTCAACCAACCCCATATCATTTAAATGGCTTAGAGTGAAACCTTCAGGAAGCATATCTGTTGGAATAGTATCAGCAGGTGATACCTCCCCAGCAGGTGAAATCTGGCCAGTAGGATCTACTGCCTCAGCCTGCTCAAGTTCATCCTCTTCCCTTTCGATAGTCTCGTAGTCAATTTCAAGACCTAGCTGATCTGAAATCTTCTTCTCAATCTCACGAGCAAATTCAGGTGTGAAGTTTCCACCCTGGATACCAGCGATTGCCTTGAAGATTTCCTGGATAGCATCCTTATCATCATCTGTGAATGGACCCCAGCGAAATTCAGGGTACTTACCTGATTTGAAGTTCCAATCGATGAATCGAGGAATGATGTAGTGGTTAATGATAGATGCAATTTCTGTCATAATAGTCTGAAGCATCATTACAAACAATGAGTCAGTCTGCTTACCAAAGTCTACAAGTGATGCATCTCCACCTGTGCCCTGATTCTCATCAAAGAATGCAGCAAGAATAGACTTAGACATCTGAGAGTTATGATGGTTGATATATGAAAGGAAATCGAAATTACCTGTCTCTTTTAGAAGCTCTACAAGATAATTCTCGGGCTTTGTCATCCACTGAGCTACACCGATATCAGAAATACCCTGACGGAATGCTGAAAGCTCTGCTGGATCATGATCCTCAGGAACAGTACCAACACGAGTACCTACTGCTGAACGCTGAGCTGCAAGGTGCATTAAGTAGTAAAGCTTTACCTTCTTATCATAATGGTAGTAAGCTGATTCGAAATAGCTTAGACCATAGAACTTATTCTCTTCCTCTTGAGCTGCATAATATACGCAAGCCTCTCTAGGAATCTTTACATCAAGAATCTTTCCGCCAGGCTTCTGAGTTACCTGCCTGAATCCATCGAAGCTACCATCCTCGGTTACCAGGAACTTAACTGTATCTGCGGGAAGGTAATTAAGCTTCTTCAATGTCCACTTATTCTTCAATGGACCAGTCTTAGGCTGCCAGAAAACCATTTCAAACGGTGAGTATCCATCGAATACTGCTTGAAGCATCTGAGCAATAACACGAGTAAGAGGAACACTCATTCCACCAGCATTAGGCGGTAATGTGAATAGTTGCTCAATAAACTCAGCTTCAGATTCTCCACCCTCTTCAATCTGAGCTGGTACAAATGTCGCTGTTTGTAGGGCAGCACGAATCGGCAACGTCACCAAACGATAGAGGGCTCTAGCCTGGCCATCTGTGCGTCGCATTCTTACAAGTTGCTGAACTGTAACCTCTGAGTGCTTATGCACCAGGTGAGAACCATTATAAGGTTCTGTGAATGGCATATTATCATCGAAACCTACTTGAACCATAGAACGTGGTTTCGGAGTTGCCATATCATCTCTTGCCATTGTTAATTCCTCCTGCCGTTAGCTTTTTAAACTATCGGCAGGAGAAACTTAAAATTGTTCCGGCATCATCAAAGTATGGGACATACCTATTGGTAATTCTACGCGAGGACCCATAAAAATCTCAGCTTTCTTATAAAAAGCTTGTTCTCCATCCTCATTTTCTCTACCGCCCTGCTCTACGGCTCCAAAAACTGCACATGCTAATGCATCAGCCTCATCTTTAGAACCTAATCTAGGATGATCAACTTTACCGTTCGGTAGAACTGTTAAACCTAGCAATTCATCTACTAGTAATTCTCGATGTGCTGCAATTAATCTACCGTCATACATTACGTCCATAAGGTTACGCCATGGCTCATTAGATCGATCTGTAGATACCTTCTTGGATTCTACACCCATCTTTTCAAGCTGCTGCAT